GAGAAGATGATGGGGCGTTTGATGATACTAAATGGGGAAACTCTTCAGAGTATTACACACCGCACCCAATGTATTTGAATTATTGGAAATTAGTTAAACAAGAAATAATACATAGGTTAGATGATATATCTTAGGCAAAGTAAAAATCATATATTCATATAAATAAATTATAAACTATGAGTACATTATTTGGAATACCAATTAGAGAAGTTAATATTGAGTTAGGTGATGAAAATGGAGTATTTGATTACATAAGCGAAGACTTTTTTCAAGATGTAGCATTTAGGAATAATAGAGGTAAAATTAGTTGGATTATGGCATTAGCTGATGAACTACCTAACGATACGAAAGTATATGCTTTAGATAATAGCCAGCAAGGAATATATACAATAGGAGATATTAAAAAAGAAATTGAAACACAATGATGACATCAATCGAACGGCTTGAGGAACAAATATTGAATAATGATATGGGAGTAGTTCCGTTATTTGTTTATGCTTTTTTAGAAGAAGCTAAAGAAGAGCATAAAGAAGAAACTATGGATGCTTTTCAAGCGGGTAAATGGGATTGGTCTGAGCATACAAATAACGGAAAGCATTCAATGGACCCTGCCGAATATTATAATAAAACATTTAAAAAAGATTAACTATGAACGTAGAAGAAATAAAACAATTAGCAGAAAACGCTTGGGAAGGATGTCAGGGTTGTGATGAGAATGATAAGTATTTTTGGATAAACGGATTCACAATTGGTTATTTACGCTCTAAAGTAGATAATATAGATGAACAGATTAAAGCGCGTCATAGTGATATAGCAGATATATTAATTAATAATAAATAAGTTATGATTGATAAATTAGTCGATAATCAATTACTTACTTTAGAGCAAGATATTCAAAATGCAAATAAAGTAAAACGCATAGTAATTGCCTCTTTAATAGAGAATGGATATATAAGTGAAGAAGATGGTCATGACTTCATTGAAAGATATCAAGTGATGATATATAAAAACTCTTGGTTTAAAGATTTTATTAAGAAGTTTTTACCTGATTCTGACCCTAATGGATATAGGTACAAGATATTCGAGATGCAACGTAAACCAATAGTAGTAAAAGAGACTAAATAATAAACTATGGCACAAACATCAGTAGATTTTTTATGGAGATGGTGGATGGATAATCCATTTGCATCTTATGAAGAAGGTGTAGAAGCATATCGAAAAGCAAATGAAATACATAAAGAGGAAATAAAACAATCTTGGTTAAGTGCTTGGAAAGATTCAATGATTAATCCATTAGAAGATAAATACTATGAACCTGAAGCAGAACAATATTATAACGAAACATATGGAAAATAATATAGCAGCTGGAGATATAATAACAACAAAGGTGGGTGGGCCATATAAAGTTATTAGCGTTAAGGATAATTTAATAACATTTGAAATGAAAAACGGAATTGGAATGACTATAACACAACACGTGACGGAATTGATTAAGGATAAAGAATTGAATTGTGAATATAGTGGATTACCATCTGTTAAGGCATATAAATAAACATTATGAAACCAAAAGCATATTTAGCATTAGATTGGGATGATATTAATGAATTAGAGAAAACAGCTAAAATATTAGTTGAATCTGATACTAATGATGTGGATTGGCTTAGAGGTAGTGTTACCTTGAGTGTAATAGATTGGATGAAAGAAAATAATGTATATACACGCCCATTTAAAACAGAAATAAATAACAATGAATCTTAAAAATTTGGAAACAAGATTAGATGATGCTTTAAACAATGAAACAACAGAATCACTAACTGAATGGTTAAATAATAAAAGAAATAATATGACAGAACAAGAAGCAATTGATAGAATCAACGCCGCGTTGGATAGAATAGAAGCTAAATTAGATAGCGTAGATGAAGTATTAAATAAAATAAACGGGGAGATAGATAAACATAAAGATACACCCAGCAAAACTATCACCAACGAATATGACGGGGAAATAATGACACGTTATAAATCAAAATAATAAATGAGAAATAAACGACTACATCAAATTGAAGATATAGGTTTTTATGTAACGATATGTTTTGTGTCGATAGTGATTGGTTTAAATGTATTAAGTTTAATTATAAAAATTATTAATCATGAGTAATGGAACATTAATTGTATTTGCGTTAGGATGGGTTTTTTTGTTAGCAGCTTTGTTGTTTAAGGATAGAATGGATGAAAAACGAATAACAATAAGGCTGTTGTTTGCTGTTGCAAGTTTAGCGTTTTTTATTGCTAATGCAATATACACTTTTGTTAAGTAACGCGTTTTTTTGCGCTTATTTTGCGTTTATACGCGCCGTTTTTTTTGCTGCTAATAGTTTTTTTTTGTTGCTAATGTGTGGATAACCATCACGTATGTAAATAACGTAATGTTGGATAGTGTCTGTTTTTGTTATGTTGCGTTGCGTATGTGGAACGAGGTGGTGTATGTGGATGATGGTGTTGGGCAGAGTTCTAATTTCTCCTCGCCACTCCACACATTTTTTATCGAATAGCAATACTTTTTTATTGATTAGCAATAAACTTTTATTGATTAGCGGGTTTTTTGCTAAACCAAATTTGTTTTTGTCAAAGTTTTTTTGTAACTTCACCCCAATTTTAAGTTTTTTTTTTGCTTAAAGTTTTTTTTGTTCGTGTCAAAGTTTTGTCGTACATTTACATCATGAAAACATTTTTTTTCATTAGTATGTTTATTATTGCCTGGGCTCTTAGGGATAATCCTAGATATGGTGCTATATGGAGAGCATATAAAATTTTTTTCGCCGTATTATTAGCTACACTCATGTTAGATTTTACTAAGAAATCACTTAAAGATTGGTGGGGTAAGTAGTTTTTTTGTCACAACATCCTTCATACATTCATCGAAATTAATAGTTATGAAAGTAATAGAAAAACCATGGCAATACGGAAGTTTTTTAGCGTACGCTGATGTTGAACCTGAACTCGCCGATATAAAATTTGGTGATCGTGTATTACCAGCGCCTTTTTTTTATGAGAAGAAATTGTTTTTTTGGTTAATTAAGCGATACGAGCCGGGGGAGAAATCAACATTCCCTAACGGCGGATATGAAGTACGTGACGAGGCAATGGCGATACGGAGCTATGATCTAGACCAGGTTATTCTCCACCCCCACGTCATTAAGCATCAGAAAACACTAGATAAAATGGCGCGCCGCGCGGAGAAGGAAGCACGTAAACGCGAACGTAAGCGTGATAAGGTACAGAAAGCTGTATCTAAAGGTGGACGACGTGGTAGACCTGCTATTGATCCAGCACTTAAAGCCGCTAGAGCAGCACTTAAGGTAGAAGCTGGAGTGCGTAGTGGAGGCAAGCGCGGACGACCTAAGAGTACCGAACCTAAAGCAGTACCTACACCGAAAACAACCGGTGGAAGAAGAGGTCGTCCAGCGCTATCAGCAGAAGTGATTGATCAGCGAGCAGCAGATAAAGCAGCCACCACTAAACGTAGCGGAGGTAAGCGAGGTAGACCGAAACGAGCATAGTTTTTTTACGTACATTTATCGAAATTAAAAATTATGAATTTAAAAACTATTAATCAAAAACAATGTTTGTCATTTCAAAATTGTGAAGATGATACTCATATTTTTGATATTGAAGCTAAAAATGAAGATAATAAAGTTGAATTTACTATGAATTTAGATGTTGATGGTTTTAATATGATATTAAATCAAGTAGAATTAAAAACACTAATTGATTATCTTCAACAACAACTAGATTAATTCTGTCGTAGTTTTTTACGTACATTTATCGAAATAAAATTAAAAATTATGTTTGTAGAATCAATGAAGCAGAAATATGAACTTATCGACGAAGTAAAGGCTTTAATCATCAATAGTGACTGGGAAATTGATTATAGCGAATATGATGAGAAAGATGGTTATGTGATCGTAGCGTTGTATAAGAAGTTAGAGAAAAAAGATTAATTAAATGTGGCCGGGCAAAACCCGGCCACTATCTTTATTCAAACAAAAATTAAAAGTATGACGAATTACCAAATGGGATTATTTAGTAAGATGATTGATTTGAATTGGGAAATTGATAATGGTGGGTATAACCCGATAGTTAAAACTGCACTTACAGAGTATTACTGCAAGGTAAGAGAAGAATTGGTGGAAGATATGGGTGCAGCCGAGTTTAAGGAGTATATGAGAATGGGTAGGGAAATGTTTGCTCCTGCCGAGTAAAATGTGGTCGGGCAAGTCCCGACCACTATCTTCATACAAATAAAAAATTAAAATATGAACATGAGTTACTGCCGATTCGAAAACACACTTAGAGACCTCAGAGATTGTTTTGCTAATATGGATAGTGATGATTTAAGTGAATCAGAGTTTTATGCACGCAAACAAATGATTGAGTTGTGTTGGGATATTTACCAGGAATATTGTAATATAATCGATGATGAATTTGAAGAAGAAGCAGAATAGGTTTTGTCCGGTCCGAATTTTTTTAGTACATTCATATCACAAATATAAATAAATAATAAAAACAAAGGTTATGTCAAAGAAAATCACAACTCCAGTAGTAATCGAATTTAACGACGAAATTGAAACTGTAGAAACAGTAAAAGCACCTAGCACAGTAGGTAAAGAAGCAGGTAAAGGTTCAAAAGGTCGTCCAACAGTAGCAGGTTCGGCTCGTCAGATGCGTCTAGCAGCTAGAGAAGCTCGTGTAGCAGCAGGTGGTAAAGTACAAAGAGGTCGTCCATCAGTTCAAACAAGCGCTCGCCAAGCCAAACTAGCAGCACAAGCAGCTAGGATTGCAGCAGGTGGTGTTATTAAGCGTGGTCGTCCAGCAACTAAAAAGGTAGATGAAGTAGCAGCCGAAGTGGCTGCTTAATCAAAAAATGCCTAAGGTCCGCCATTCCGATTTTGGATGGCGGAACTTTTTTCGTATATTCATCCAAATTAAAACATATGAATTTACTTATTAATCACATTATTAGTTTTGTATGCGGCGTAAGGGTTGAAGGTGAACCAGCTAATTACCCGGAAAATGGACCCGCAGTTGTAAGGGGTGATGATGGTTTTTTTGAGTGGAGCCGTGAATATAGAGTAGGGTGTCAAGCAAAAAGTGGAGCTGTTTTTTATTAGGCGAGATTTTTTACATACATTTATATAAATAAAAATTAAATATATGGCTACAAGATCTTACATCGGAGTTAGAAACACAGATGCTTCAGTTGATTATATCTATTGTCATTTTGATGGTTACCCAGAACATAACGGACAGATCCTAGCGGAGCACTATAATAATCCTAATCGAGTAAATGAATTAATGAAGCTGGGTGATTTGAGTGTGTTGGGGAAATTTATTGGGGAAAAACAGGATTTTGATAAGCGAATTGTAGGTAATTGTTTAGCGTACGGTAGAGATAGAGGTGAATCGAATGTGGGAGTAAAAAATACCAGCTATGATAAATTGATTGTCGATCAGAGTGTTGATTATGTATATGTGTTTGATGGTGATTATTGGGAGTGCCACAGCACATATACTCCAGAATTAATTAATTTGTACAATATAGCTTCCTCAGAAGCATAAACGCAGTTCATACTTTTAATTTTTAATGATTACGCCCTGGGTTTCTACCCGGGGTTCTTTTTCTAATCATAATTTTTTACATACATTTATATCATGAAAATATTATTATCGTTATTATTAATGTTCCCTTTACTAGCGGGTGTTGGATCTAGGGTTAAAATTGCCTCTACATTTACCGCGGTAAAACCTCCGACACTAACAGTTACCCTCACCACTTATACGATTGATCCATCCCAGACAGATAATACTCCCCTCATTACCGCTAGTGGATTCAAGCTGGATCACCTTAACCCACGCAGGCATCGAGTAATTGCCATCAGTAGAGATCTTAAAGCCAGATTCAAGTTTGGATCCAGAGTGAGAATAACAAACGCCGGACGGTTTAATGGAGTGTATGTGGTGAGGGATCTGATGAATAAGCGTTTCCGGCGCAAGATAGATATCCTAATCAATCCTAAGGATAAACACACTAAATTAACCAATGTGGTTATTAATAAAATATAGCTTTTTTGTCATAATTAGTTGTGTATATTCATACAAATAAAAATTAAACATATGACAGTAAAAGATTTGATTGAAGAATTAAGTAAATTTGATCCAGAAACAGAAGTATTAGGTATGTGTACTGATCCTACAGACTACACCTACAAAGTACCTATTCAGTCGATTGAATGGAATGATCCTTATGATTCAAATGGTTATAGTGGTGTAGATGGATCAGAGATGGATGGTGAAGATAGTTATATTGTTAGAAAGGTTGTATTATTAAATTTAGGTGATGTATAAAAACATCACTTTTTTTTGTCATAATTAATTGTGTATATTCATTCAAATTAAAAATTATGAGTGATAAATTAACATTAGAACAAAATTTTCGTTTAGATGAATTAGAAATTGTATTGAAATCTTTTTTATATGATATAGATTATTTAAGAAGATTTGGTGAAGATGAATTAACAGATGTGAATTCTTTGTTTGATGATGTGTTTGATAGAATTAGAGAATTAAATTGATTTTTTTGTCACAACTATTTATGTATATTTATCTAAATTAAAACATATGAAATATTTAATTATTGATTTTTTTAACGGTGATTATTTTACTACAGAAAAAACTATTGATGAATTAGTAAATGAAATGTATAATGATAGTGAAGAATTTGATTTAGAGGAAGCTAAAAAATCATTTTTTGATTCTTATGATGTGTTTGAGATTAAAGGTGAGTTGGTAAAGATAAATTAGATTTTTATATATCAGATGAATGTGGGTGGTCAGAAATGATCACCCATTTTTTATATTAACACAATTAATTTAAAATATATTTTATTTGTTAAAATTAATTTATTATATTTATATAAATTAAAAATTATTATTATGGTTAAAATTTATTGTATTGATAGTGATGGTGAATTAGTTAGGGATTATAAGGTTAGTAGTGATTTGTTGATGGAGAGATTTGTGGTGAGTGGGTGTGATGTGGATGAGATAATGAGTGAGATAGGGATTTATAGTGTAGAGGATGATGTGAAGATGTTTGGAGTGGATAGTGTAGAGGATATTAGTTTGGATATGTGGTTAGATAGGGTTGGGATTGATTTTGGATTATTTAGAATAAGTGAGAGGTGATGGATAAAAAATAATTTGTTTAATTGTGATTAATGTTGTATATTTGTATAAATAAATTATTAATTATGAGAGTAGAATTAAAATTGAATGAATTAGATGAAATGTTTAGTAAGTGTGGTAATGGAGTGTTTATTATGTGTATGAGTAATAGAGGGGATGAAATAGATAGGTTTAGGATTTGTAGAGGTGTTTGGGTGGGAGAAAGTAGAAGAGTGAATTGGGTGAAGTGTAAAAAAATATTGAATAAAAAAGGTATTGAATTTGTGGAGGGTGAAAGTGGATGGGGAATGAGAATGAGTAGATGTATTGATTTTAATTATTAAAATAAATTAGTTTAGTTAAAATTAATATTGTATATTTAATTAATTAAAATTATAATTATGAATAAAGAAATGGTTAGAAGTTTATTATTAGAATTAAATTGGGTAAATGAATTGGATGTAGATAATGTGGTAAATGAAGATGGTATTGATTGTGGTGAATGGGGATTTAGGGAATGGAGTGAAATGGAAGAAATGAATAGGGAAGAATGGATTGAATGGATTAAAAGTTATGTGTTAAATGATAATGAAATTGATATTTAAAATAAATTTGAATTGTTAGAATTAATAGTGTATATTTAATTAATTAAAAAATATAATTATGATTATTGAAAATTATTTAGAAAGTATGATTTATGATTTTAATTGTGGAAATGATAATGAGTATGATGAAGGAGAATTAGTAGAGTTTAGATATGAGGAAATTGAAAAAGGAGATTTAGATAATTATGATGAAGAAGATGTAAATATGTTTTATGAAATGAGAGATTATATTAATGAAGTGAAAGAAATAAAATATAAAAATGATGATGATGGAATAGAATATATTTTTAGTGTAGAAGAAAATGATATAGTTTGTAGATTTAAAGAAGTAATTAGATATTAAAATAAATTAGTTTAGTAATAATTAATATTGTATATTTATAAAAATTAATAATTATGAATTTAAGTTTAAAGGAATTAAATGATTTGTATTATTGTGTAGGTAAGATGAGATGGTATAATGAAGGAAGTAAAATGATAAAGAATGAAGAGTGTGAATTATTATTAGATAAATTAAGGGATGAAATAAATAAAATAGTAAAAGAAGAAGAATAATAAATGTGGGTGGTCAGAAATGATCACCTACCTTCATCTAAACAATATAAATCAATTAATATGAGTATGTATTTAATTAATGTAGTAGCCTTAGTGACAATCTTACTGAACACAGTATTATTAGTAGCAGTCTTAAGAGATCAGCGCAGGCAAAAATAAGATCATATATTCAGGACACAATTAAAAATTAAAACAATATGGAAAACTTAATTATCAGAACCAAGTATTTAAATGTATCATTAATTCCAGGTGTATTATTCGGAGCAATATATACCGACCAGGAAATAGGTATAGTAATAGGGCCACTAGCACTAACGATTAAACTGTATGCCTTCAATCGTAAACGTAAAGCAGCACCTAACGAATTATAGGTGGACGGGGCAAAGCCCCGTTCATATATTCATCACATAATAAAATTAAACATATGACAGTATATTTAGTATTTGAATACATGGGTTATGATGGTATTAACTTAATGGATGCTAAAGTATTCACTAATGAAGTAGATGCTATTGAGTATAAAAAACAATTAGAATAAACACCATTAATAGGTGATATTAGAATTAAAATAATGGAATTAGAATAACCAAAATTAAACACATATATTCATTACATAATAAAATAGTCAGGTGATGAGAGGCACACATTTAGCAGTGGAGGTACAAATATCGGGAATAACCGAGGCAAGTTGGATAATGGATTCTAATAGCTTAAGCCGTATAGAGCACCACATCACAGGTTCGAATCCTGTCCTGACTACTAAAATTAAACATATGAAACAATTTATCATTTCGCTTGTAGTATCATTAATCGTATTGTATCTAGTAGTATCATTTATCAGCCTCACTCCCAATATAGCTGAATGGGGTTCGGGTGGACGTGGTGCTTATCTATTCTTCGGAGCGTTATTTGGAGGTATAGCTTATGTTATCCATTATGAAACAAATAATAAATAGATGATGGGGCGAAAGCCCCACCTTACATTCACACTATAAAATTAAATATATGAAACAATTAATCGCACTAGTAATATTAATAATGATGATGGTAAGTTGTACTCCCAATGGTGAAGAAATAACCCGTAGTAATAATAGTATTAAACCAACTAACGACTACCGGATAGTAATAATTGACGGGTGTGAGTATATTGAAGTAGATGCCTATAAAATATACACCTTAACCCACAAGGGTAACTGTAATAATTCAATTCACTAGGCAAAATACAATACATACATTCACACTATAAAATTAATGAATATGATAATATATTTAGTAGGTGAATATTCAGATTACGGTTTATTTGATATGTCAGATGCTAAAGCGTTTAAGAGTTATGAAGACGCTAAGGCATACGCTGAGTCACTTTATGGATATCACTTAGATATAATTGAATTAAACGTAAACTAGTCAAAGTTAAATCAATACATTCACACTATAAAATTAATGAATATGTTAACTAAACAAGTTAGAGAAATGGAAAGACAAGCGGATGTGATCGAAGCAGCTGCTGTAGTAAATAACCGTTTAAAGATCAGTGATCTAAGACCACAGCATTATGCGTTCGGGGGACGAGGTGATGTCTGGAGTGACACTGCACACATCGCTCAATCGGGTGAATACAGTACCATGTGTGGACGTCCGATGCTATCCAGCAACTGGGTAAAGATGGAAGGTGTCGATCACATAGGATGTCCTACCTGTTTAGCTAAATATAATAGCTAAATGGGGCGGGGCGGAGTCCCGTTCGTATATTCACACTATAAAATTAATGAATATGAATTACATGATTAATGATCCAGCAAGTAAAGAAGTAGCAATCGCATTCGCTAAATGGACTATCCTTAACGATATGTGGAACTCAGATCTCACATTCGATGAACAGTATGAGTGCTGGATGAAGGTACTGGATGATCAGGCACACGATGCTAGATTGGCACATGACAGTGTGGATGATGAAGATTTCGGGGCATATATTATGGCGAGGAGGAAAATGGAAAGTGTGTTGATGTCGGGGCGCTAGCGATTGCTAGCGGCCCGATAGCGGTATGATTGCGATCTGCTCCCATGATAGCCGCGGTCCATCGACGGGGCGGGGGCGGCGTTAAAAAAGGCAGCGCCATTCTCAACACGCATACACCTTTACACCCCCGACAATATATACGCATATACTAAATACTAAACTATATCCTACACTATATTTATTAAAAACGCACACGTATGAGAATACTATCTATTATCCTTGTTATGTTATTAATGTCTAGTTGTAGTAAGTATAGAGTTCAAGTAGTTAACCCAAGAGGATCATTCCATGATGGTGAATACCACAATGGACATTTTTACCCCTATCCTCCAAATATGAATACAATAGTACCCAGTACTCCACTACCTCGTCAGAAAAAAGAACGTATACTTTTATCTCCAGTACCCCCTATAAAAAAGAAATAGCAAAATTGGTTTAAACCCTTTTTAAAATAAGTTGCAATATTTCAAAGATCTCTTTTAAACACATCTTTTATGTCGACAAAATATATACACGACAGTTTAATACTAACTAAAGAAGCATTTAACAATTATATATTAAAACAACAATCATCCCAAGCAGCATCGTTTGGGTTGACGTTGGAACAGTATCAACAAGCCGTTATTGACGGATCTGTTGTTCAATCTTCTCTGCAATCAGGCAGTTTGTAAAATCCCTACCCAAATCCTCAATTACACGTTGTGCCATCACACTATCAACACTAAACATCTCCCTATTCTCAGCTACTCTATATTCACTCAGATGTTCATGCACTCGTTGCTCTAATATATGTGAAGCATAACACTTAAGCGACCAAACAGGTACCCATGGTGTTGGAATACCCGTAGCTCTATTAATATCGCGCGCGCGTTTTACTGGTGTGTCAGTAGTCATTCCTATCTTCACCATACCAGGCATCGATTTATTCACTAACACATACACATACTCCATCGCACGCACACCACCTGATGGATCTATTACGGGTTCTTTTAAATAAACAATATCTTCCCACCCTTCCTTAAACTTAGGATCAGTAGTGGGTACTAATGCAAAATGAGTTGCTAATGTAAATTCTCCCGGTTTTAACCGTATATAATATTGAATATCCTCTATTGGTATGCGAGTAAAATTTCCTTTCATCTACAATAATATAAACTAGATATTTTGACAGTCAAAGTATTTTTAGTATGTTTGTTCGTATATACGGATTGAGATGGTGGTGGTGTTAGCCATGCTGCTAAGCATTAGTATTTCAGTATATTTATATAAAATACAATAAATGATATTTAAAATAAATTCTGGGGATAAAGATGCCTTCCTTAATCGCATGGAAAAACAAGGTGAAACTATCAGCAGCAAACAAATTAAAGATAATAAACTTGAAGATTATTTTGAAGTAGAAATTACTGATCCTAAGCAATTAGAAACTGCAAAAGCAATTTTAAAACAGTCTCCAAAAATAAACACATTAAAGGAAAGACTTACTAAAAGTACACTTAAAGAAATGGTACGTCGGGAATTATATAAAATCTATAGTTAGTATATTAATATTATGAAGATAGGGTGTCTTGAAAAAGACGCCCTTTTTATTTGGAGGTATAAAATCTCTTTCGTAACTTCGCCCTACGAAGGGTTAGGGAAATGAGGGAATGAGAGATAGTAGCATGGGTTGGGGAAACGGAGGAAATCGTATATTTATATATATAAACAAACATTATGAAGTATAAAAACAACGTTGCGGAAAAATTAGGACAATTAGATGCGACAGCAAACAGGATTAAATTTCAAGTAAATAGAGCTGCTGATCAAGATTTGACGCTGGAATCAATTGAAGATTTAAAAGAACAAATTGAGAAGCTACAAGAAATGATTTCGTTAGAACAAGACGATTTTGCACAACAATTTAGAGGACAATAACTATGGTATGGTTTTGGGTAATAATAATTCATTTAATTGAAATTTTAGTAATAGGAGTATTTCTACTTATTAGACGTAACGGTGCACTTGAAAAAGCAGTTAACGATCAACAGCAATATATTGATGCTATTAGTATAGTAATTAGTGATTCTGATAGACGTTTACGTGAATTAGATACTATGGGTGCTTTTGAAGCTGATGATGAAGTAGGTACGTTCTTTCAAAATTTAAGAGAAATACAAACTTCTATTAGCCAGTTTAATAATAGAAAATAACTTGGTTATGTAAATTATTTCCCGTATATTGATATTAAAATAGGGAATTACATGTCATATTATGAAAATTATGGAGCTGATATATTTGCTGATGAAAAAGTATCCTTGACTAAACGTGGTTTACCGCGTAAGCGAAAACCAAAGGAACCTCGCATTTATTTTACTCAGGATACTGAAGATGCTATTGTAGAATATCTTATTACTATAGATACTACTGAACGTAATCGTATTTATAACGACCGTATTGAATATGGTTTTTATAAGTTAGCAGAAAATATAATTCATACGTTTAAGTTTTATTATACTGATACGGACACAATTGAAGAACTCAAGCATGAGGTTATTACCTTCTTGCTTGAGAAACTTCATTTATATAAGCCTGAAAAAGGTAAAGCATTTTCTTATTTTGGTACTATTGCTAAACGCTATCTTATAGTTTACAATGAAAATAACTATAAGAAACTTCAGGAACGAGCTGATGTAGATGCATCTGATGAAGATCAAATGCAACTATATGAAAATGATAGGAATTTAGAGAACATATTTAATGAGAATAATTTTATGGATCAGTATATTCGATATATTGATAAACATATATATAAATTATTTCCTAAAAAACAAGATGCTCAAACAGCAGATGCTATTGTTGAATTATTTCGTAAGCGTGAAACACTAGAAATATTCAATAAGAAAGCATTATACATTTATATTCGTGAAATAACAGATGTGTCAACACCTCAAATAACTAAGATAATTAAAAAACTAAAGATAGTATATATTCAATTATATAATGATTATTATCAGCACGGATATATAAAGATTTAATTACTTATATTTATACGTAAACATAATTTATGGCTAATTTTGATGATGTTACTATATTCGGTAATACATCACTATCAGACTTGTTTAAACAGATACATAGGAATAATAAAGATATTGATAAACAAATCAATGAATTCATTGATACTCTTAAACCTATTGCTACGTCTAATGCAGGTTCCGCAGTGATGTTAATGCCTACTGTTAAGGATTTAATTGATGTTAATGTTAAGAATAACGAACAATTAATTAAAATAGCAGGCATAGCACAACGTGCTTCAACTGTCAACGCTAACGCTGGACAGGAATTAATTAATATGGATGAAATTACTGCTTTAATTGAAGAACAAAAAGCAGTGCAAGAGCAAGGTCAAAAATTATTAGAACAAACTCCTGTAATACAAATAGGACAATAATGAGAGTAAAAGAAAATCTATCATCTGTTGTTGCTTCTATAGGTAAAAATAATTATTCACCTGCTAAGAAGGCTCAAGTAGGTAGAGTATATGGTGTTGTTACTACTGAAAATACTCCTACAAAAGAAATGTTTGAGAAGGCTGGAGGGTATAGTGGTATAGGTACTATATTCTATCTTGACTATGAACAGTCTAAAGATGTTGTAGGAACAGCAGATAATAATTTTTTAAATACTTGTAAAACTGCTAAATCTCTTTACCCCCAATTCCAATATTATCCTATATTAGGAGAATTAGTTTTTTTAGAAGATCTTCCCTCTCCTGTTTCTCAAATATCAAACACTTCTACTCAAAAATATTATATAAGTTCTATTAATCTATGGAACAACCAACAACAAAATTCCAACCCAGCAAATGATAATGCTAGTTTAGGGGTTACATTTGTTGAAAATCCAAATATTAAGGCATTATTATCTTTTGAGGGTGATCATATATTACAAGGTAGACAAGGTAATGCTTTAAGATTTAGTACTACTACTACATTATATAAGAATTTAAATGAATGGAGTAATATAGGTAAAGATGATGATCCTATTACTATATTATCAAATGGATTTGCATATGATCCTAACGAAAAATTTCATGTAGAAAAAATAAATAAGGATTTATCTTCACTTTATTTAACATCGGCTCAAAAAATTCCTCTACAAACTGATAAAACAGGCACATTAAATAATCTAACTAATCCTTTAAATGTATCTGATTATTTTAGCGCTCAAGCTATTATTAATAGTGATAGAATTGTAATTAATTCTAAACGAGATGAAGTAATGATATTTGCTAAAACAAATATTGAATTAAATACTAAAAATATTATTAATTTAAATGCAGATGAACGTGTACATTTAAATTCTAACACTGTATTTCTAGGACCTTATACTAATGTAGCTCCTCAACCAGTGTTATTAGGATATGAAACAATAAGATTATTTCAACATCTTCAAGAAACCTTAACTAGACTAGCCTCATATCTGTCTAGTGCTGTTAGCGCTCCTGAAGGTGCTCCTATATTAGGATTAACTTCTGCTGGGCGAGATTTAATGGGAGATATGAAAAGGGTATGTGATTTATTAGAAAAAATTCCTTCACAAAAAGTATTCACAGCATAATGTCTAATACAACTAATATATCACCTGTAGTATCTCCTGATATTTTAAAAACAATATCGGCATCTACTGCTATTAAAACTTTTGGTTCACAGTTAAAAGATAAAAATAAAGAAACTATAATTATAGGAAATCAATCTAAGACAGCAAATATAGATACTGAATTAGACAGTTTAACAAAAAAAGAAATTCAAGCTGGGACAAATAAGGATAATACAATTCAAAAAGCCCAATCTGATTTTAATACAAACCAGATCACTCAGGACCAATACAATGATATTATTATTAGTGCTAATTTTACTTATGAAACTGAGATAGCTGCTATTAATATTCAAAGACAAAAATTAGAACAAGATAAACAAAACATAAATAATAATCCAAACGATAAAATAAAAAACCAACAAAAGTCGTTTAAAACAAGTATTAAAAATTTAAAGAAAAAAACTCAAGAATCCGAAACTAAATCAAAACAAGATTTAACTAAACAGGTTGTTTCTAATGTAACAAAAACACTAGTTCCTATTATTGCGTTACAGTTAGCAAATAGTTTTTCAACATTAATTACACAAAGAAAAAAATTAGAGGAATTAGTTGATCAAGTAAATAATTATATAGATACTAAAGTTAAAGATCAAACTACTGTTACTATAGCAACTAATTTAAGAAATAATGCTATTACTTTAATTAATAATAATATTAAAAAATTAGAAAATTTAAAGAAAAACATTGAACGTATAAATAAAATAGTAACTACAATTGTCGTAGTAGTAACTATAATTGAACGTATACTTAGTTTACCTATTCCTATTTTATTACCCATAAAAGTTCAATTTCAACCTAAACTACAAAAATTACTAAGATTAATATCGGGACTAAGTGCATTATTAGTTATAGCTATTATGTTATTATCAAATGAAATAATAAGATTAAACGAATTAAGAGATCGCTTAAAAGAAGTTAGTTTAAAACTAGATGGAAAAACATTAGAAAATCTAGATGACAAACAATTATCCGAATTATCAAATGAATTTCTACCAGCAGGTGGAAATTATGGATCTTACAAAGGATTTAAATTTGCAATTAAAGAAGAACAAAATGCAAAGTTTGTTGTTAAAGGTAATAAACGTCGCTATGCAGTAGCTATTGATCGTTATGGTGTTGAAATTATTAAAAGTGAATATTCGTTTACATTAGACCCTAACGATCTAATAGAACAATTAAAATTAATTATTGATCAACAAAATTTACAAGGATAAAATATTTATAATTATGAATACTAAGGCATTTAAAAGATTAATTAAGGAAGCAGTAATTGATGCTATTCATGAAGAATTACCATTCATTCTTGAAGAGCACATGGCTAAACAAGAAAAAAAAGCATTGCGTGAAAACAGGACAATGAGTTTTAATAGTAGCGATGTAATAGCAGGAAATCCTGATGTGAGATCATCATTGCGTGCTAAAATGGGTGAACAATTTGGTTTTCAACAACCTCAACCTAAGCTAGAAGTAATTGATGCTATTGACGATCTAACAGGAGAACGTATAAATCCATTTGCAGCTTTTCTAGCAGACTCAGCAGCTAATATGACTGCTCAAGATATATCAGGATTAAGAAATTTAGGATAATATGCCAATCCCCCAAATAATACGAGTAAATCCGTTAGATTTACAAAAGAATATTGCTATTGGGGTATCTTTACCTTTTAATGGCCCTGGAGTATTTAATAGTACTTTTACTACTAAAGATCAAATTAAATCAAATCTAGTTAATCTGTTATTAACTAGTACTGGTGAAAGGATAATGAATCCTAATTTTGGTACTTTTTTAAAAAGATTTCTATTTGAAGGAATTACAGATAGTAACTTAGAATCTTTAAAAGATAATCTATTAAACAGTATATCAATATACATACCTGATATTACTGTAACTAGTATTGTCATTACTCCCAATACTGATTATAATTCTATAGATTTAAATATAGATTATGTAGTCAATATTTCACAATCTCCTGATCAAGTAACAGTACAATTTACATAATAATGACTAACGAAGATAAGAATATATCCTATTTAAATAAAGATTTTGGCGCCTTTAAATCTGCATTGCAACAATATGCCAAAACATATTTTCCTTCAACATACAATGATTTTTCAGAAGCTACCCCAGGTAATATGTTTATTGAAATGTCATCATATGTTGGTGATGTTATGTCATTTTATTTAGATACTCAAACACAAGAGAATTTTCTTATATATGCTAAAGAAAAAGAAAATTTATATGCTTTATCTTATGTAATGGGGTATCGTCCTAAAGCATCATATGCCTCTACTACTACTGTAGACGTATATCAATTAATGCCTGCTACTTCATCAGACGGAGGAATAACATTTTTTCCAAATTATAATGTATACGGATTAATAATACCGGCTAATACTACTATTACTTCGGCAGCTACGGGTATTAAATTTTTAACTACACAACAGATAGACTTTACAGATACAGGTAGTACTGAAATTAGTTTTGTGGATAATAATTATTTTCTATTTAAAAAATCTACTGAAGCTATATCAGCTGAATTAAAAGAAACAACTATATCATTCCCTGGAAATCAAAAGTTTGCTACTACAACTATCACTGATACTAATATTTTACAAATATTAAGGATTACAGGTAGTGATAGCAACACATGGTATGAAGTTCCATATTTAGCTCAAGCATCAATATTTCAAAAAGTAACTAATCCTTCATATTCTACAGACCAGGTTCCTTATTTATTACAATTACAAAAAGTACCTAGAAGATTTACTTCAAGAATACTATCAGATAATACCCTACAGTTAGAATTTGGGGCTGGTTTATCTTCAAATAAAACAGATAGTCAAATTCTTCCAACTCCAGACAATATTCAACTAGGATTAGTACCGGGTATTTCATTATTAACAAATAATTATAATGAGGCTTCTGTATTCTTTACTCAAGAATATGGATTAGCTCCTTCTGGAAATTTAAATGTAAAATATCTAGTTGGTGGGGGTATTACATCAAATATAAATGCTAATGATTTAACTACTCTAGATACATCTGGACTTTATTTTAAAAATGGTAATCCCGGAGGTGGAGTAGCTGCTAATGTATTATCAAGTGTAGTATCTTCTAATCCTAATCCTTCATCTGGAGGTAGAAATGGAGATACAATTGATGAAATAAGACAAAACGCTCTGTATTCATATTCAACTCAATTAAGAGCAGTAACAAAAGATGATTATATCATTAGAGCATTATCAATGCCTTCTAATTATGGAACGTTAGCTAAAGCTTACATCTCACAAGACTTTACTCGAGATGATCTTCAACAAACAGTAGCTCACACTCAACCTGGTAATCCTCTTACTTTAGATTTATATATTTTATCTTATAATAATAATAAGCAATTAACTACTGCTTCTACTACATTAAAACAGAATCTAGTAATATATCTTAATGAATATAGAATGGTTACTGATGCTATTAATATTAGAGATGCTTATTATATTAATATAGGAATTAATTTTGATATAGTAATATTGAGTGGATATTCAAATAAAGACGTGCTAACTAATTGCATTTCAATTATACAAGACCACTTTAATATAGATAAATGGCAAATCAACCAACCAATTATACTTTCAGATATCCAATCTAAACTTTTACAAGTTAAAGGAGTACAATCTGTAATTAAAATGGAAATAGTAAATAAACAAGACTCTACTAATACTACATACTCTCAATATGGATATGACATAGCTGGTGCTACTAGACAAGGAAATATATACCCTTCCCTAGACCCAGCAATATTTGAAGTTAGATATCCTAACACAGATATACAGGGTAGAGTTGTTGTTATATAAAAGTTTAAGATATGAAATTAGAAAGAGGTGATAATAACATAAATGTAAAATTATTACAAGAAAAATTAGGATTAGAACCTATTGGAAATTATGGTCCTAAAACTGAAAAAGCAGTAAAAGAATTTCAACAAAAATATGGATTATCTGTTGACGGAGTCGTTAATGATAAAACATGGCAGATGATTATGGGTATTGCTTTAAGTAAACCTTCACCCCCTGTTGCACCTCCTACCCCTCCTTCTCTTCCTAATACTACTAATTTAAAAATAGATAAATTAAAGGGACATATCCCTGATAGTGTAATAGCTCAAATACCTACTGTTATTACTAAATTTCAAATTAACACACCTTTACGTTTGGCTCATTTTTTATCACAGTGTGGGCATGAAAGTGGAGGGTTTAAAATAGTAAATGAAAATTTAAATTATAGTGCTAAAGGATTAACAAATACATTTAAAAAATATTTCCCCACAGAAACTAAAGCTAAAGAATACGAACGTAAACCTGAAAAAATTGCTAATTTAGTTTATGGTAGCCGCATGGGAAACGGCGCAGAAACAACAGGTGAAGGTTATAAATTTCGCGGACGTGGTTATATTCAATTAACTGGCAAAGATAATTACAAGGCGTTTGATGCAGTTGTTGCTGAATCGATTGTTGATAATCCTGATTTAGTAGCAACTACATATCCATTAGCATCAGCTGCTTGGTTTTTTACTAGATGTTTGCCTAAATGTGACTTAGGTAATTCGGATGATGTTGTTACTCTTGTTACAAAATGTGTTAATGGTGGTACTATTGGTTTAGCAGATCGCCTTAAGCACTTTAAAGAATATTATGCATTATTAGCATAAAATAGGCTTGTAATTGTTATATTTATATGTAGTAATTACTAATTATGGCTGTTTATAAAATATTTCCTGAAAAGAGTGCTACTCTTTATTCATATTATCCAACACTTAATGCTGGATTAGACGAGATACTAGAAACTAGTACCTACTATTCAATACAAGGTACTAATGAAGTATCTCGCCCTATTATTAAATTTCCATCTGATCAAATTTCAGATATTATTACTAATAAAATTAGTAGTAGTGCATTTGATGTTTACTTGAAATTATATTTAGCTAACGCTTCCGAAATTCCTACAAACTATACATTATTTATTCATCCTTTATCTAAGGATTGGAATGTAGGAACAGGTAGATTAGGAAATTCCCCTATTACTACAGATGGTGTTAGCTGGCAATATACAGTAGAATCAGGTAGTGTCGTATGGACTACTGGTATATTTGTAACAGGTACAACAGGTTCATATAGTACAACCGGAACCGTAGGTGGTGGCACTTGGTGGACAAGTTCTCTTTATCAATCTACTCAATCATTTACTTTTATTTCTTCAAAAGATATTGAAACTAAAGTAACTAATACTGTATTAGCCTGGAATAGTAGTTCTATAGCAAATTATGGCTTCATATTAAAACATTCATCTTCTTTAGAATTTACGAATGCCGATAAATTTGAAACTAAATATTTCTCAGGAAATACTCATACTATTTACCCTCCTACTCTTGAATTTAGATGGAATGATTCAATATATAATACAGGATCTTTAACTGTAGTAACTTCAAGTTTATTTGCTCTTACATTAGGAAATAATAAAGCAGAATATCAACAAGACTCAGTTCAACGTTTTAGAGTAAATGTTAGAGATCAATATCCATCAACAACATTTAGAACTACATTAGGTTATTATAATTTAAAAGCTTTACCTTCTTCTTCATATTGGTCAATAAAAGATTTGGATACTGAAGAAATTGTCGTAGATTACGATACATCATATACTAAATTAAGTTGTGATACAAATGGTAATTATTTTGATATATATATGAATGGATTAGAACCTGAACGTTATTATAAACTACTTATTAAAACTATAATTAATAATAAAGAAGTAATAATATCAGATAAAGATTATATTTTTAAAGTTATAAGATAATGTCCCAAATCCCAGTTCAAAAAACTGTATTTAGTAAAGACTCATATAATAGAGTAATTGATACCCAGTTCAATCAATTAATAACTCAAGAAGATGAAACCTTATCTTTTTCAGTTGATGATTTTTTTGAATTATATGATCAATTATTTTATCAAATTCCTCGAGATGGAGAAACAAATTCCCATCAATATATTTTACAGAGGGAAGCAGATTATCTAGGTATTAGTATTAGTCAAGAAGATGTACAAGCATTATTAGATGAAATAACATCTCTAAGACAACAAGTATTAGATACTCAAACAATAATAAACGATTTGACTAAACAATAATGGCTGATAATATTAAAATAGTAGGTGAAATTTTAAATACTCAACAGGTATCTCGCTATGATGAGGCTGATCTTAATTTATTTTCATCACAAATATTAAAAGAAGATTTTGGTCAACAAAATGATTACATTGAGTATTTTGTATATGATGCTGGTAGTAATCTTTTAAATATTAATTATAGCTATAAAGATTTTAAATCACCTAATACCTCCTTTGTAGATCCAATTACAAATGCTTTACCTATTATTGAAATAGATCCTGTTAAAGATTTACAAAATTTAGGATATTCATCTGGTGAGTTTATAGTTCAATATAATCTATTTAATAATAGAGTTTCAAATTCAAGTGCTGAGTTATTTTTAAAAGAAATATCAGCTGATCGAACTGAATTAAGAGTAGGATCTACAATATTAACAAATCAACAAATTGAAGATGCTGCTTTATCCCTTATAAATGAAGCAACTGGATCCTCTTATTTTGTTGATCATCTTATAAATTTTGGTGATAATATACAAGTAGTAGCTGTAAATGTTGCTCTTAATAAGGTAGACTCTGGGTATGAAATTCTATTTAAGTTATATCAACCATTACCTGATAGTATTCAGGAAAAATCTACCTTATGGGTTGTTAATGAAAAATCAAATCCGTATGTTTTTGATATTAATTTAGATAAAATAGTTACCCCAGCTCCGGGCCCACAATTAAGAGGTCCTAACTTTGCTATTGATATACCTAATCAAAATAACATTGCTACTTCTTACCAGACATATAATAGTTTAATAAATAGTTTACAAAAGGTCTCATCATCATATCAACAACTTTTAAATTTAATAGATTCACAAAGTATTGATATTAATACCAATTATACTAATTTCAATAATTTTATATTCTTTAGCTCAGCTGAACAAAGAGTTATTAATTTTTATAATAAAGTAAAGCAAATTGAAGATTATAAAAATACCATAACAACATATACCCCTTTAACATCTAGTCGCCCTAATTTAATTTATGATTTAAATTTAGCTACATCTAGTATAAACGATATTATAGTTAATTTTGATGGATTTGAATATTATTTGTATTTTGAAAGTGGTTCTACTTTAACTTCATCTTTAGAGTTTGGTATAACACCATATCCTAAATCTGGTTCTTTAAAACCCTTCCCTTTATATTCAACAGGATCTGCTTTAGTTACTACTTGGTTTAATGCTGCTACCGCTAGTGCTGATGATTATGATGATTATAATCAAAATAATCTAATATATACGGTTCCTTCATTTATTAAAGATGATAACAATAATGATCAATATATAACCTTCCTTAATATGGTTGGTCATTATTTTGATAATATTTGGATTTTCTTAAATGCTATTACTGATATAAACTTAGCAAATAATAATCTAGAACAAGGTATTTCTAAAGATTTAGTATACACTACTCTACAATCACTAGGAATAAAATTATACAATAAATACGGAGATTCAGACAATATTCCTTTTTTAATAGGAAATAATGGTAGTTCTAGTTTTGATAATAATTTTACCGCTACCGGTTCATATTTAAATTCAATCCCTCAGAAAGATTTACTTGCAGAATCTTATAAACGCATTTATCATAATTTACCTCTACTCTTAAAAACTAAAGGTACAACTTATGGTTTACAAACATTAATATCTACTTTTGGTATTACTAGTAGTATATTAAATGTTAAAGAATATGGTGGTGATTTAAAATCTCAAACACTAGACGAATACAATGATAATAAGGTTAGAATAGTTAGTAATACAATAACAGGAAATGTTTTATCTCCTCTTATTAGTTTACAACAACAACCATCATCATCTCTTTTATTTAGAACAGATGATTTACATTATGCCGATATTTCATTTTCACCTGAAACTCAAATTGATACTTATGCTTCGACTTCAATATCTACTGCAAATCCAACCTGGAGTTTAGATGATTATATAGGTGATCCAAGACAATTATATAGTGGTTCGTATAATGATTTAAATACTCAAAAAAATACTTACTATAATTTTACTGCGTCTAATATGGATTATGCCGGATTTATCCGCTTAATTCAATTCTTTGATAATTCATTATTTAAAATGATAAAAGACTTTGTTCCTGCAAGAACAAGTCTATCAACAGGAATTACTATTAGCTCCCCAGTACTAGAAAGAAATAAATGGTCTTATGCTAATCCATCTACTACTGATAAAATAGAAGTAATGGATGGTAATTTAGAAGGTCCAACAATTACTACTGAATATACTGATCTATATCAAGGTTTAACGGGTAGTAAAGCAGCATATTATACAGGAGAATTTAGCGGAAGTATAATTGAATATGGCAATGATTGGATAGAAAGAAATTTTAATCCGTATCTTCACCCAACAGCTAGCTTAACAGCTAGTATAAATGCTTTTAACCATTCTGAATTTAATATATTATTAAACAATGTATCTGCAAGTAGATTATCCATTACCAGACAAGATATTGAATTTATATATGGTACTACAGGAAGTATACTAACTCCTGCTTATCTACAAGATACAAATGAAAGTTTAACTACATATAATAGAGCAAGGTATGAAGGTTCTAAAGTAAGCAGTCTGTTATATAGTGTATATACTAGTGCTTCTGCTGATTATAGTGGTGATTTATCTTATGGTAAAACAGCAGCTATAAATAAAGATACAAGACAATTAGGTTTATTTACTGATATAATAGAATCTTCTTTACTTCCTGGTCGTAATAGAGTAGCGTTAAAATATCTTGTAGATGAATATGGTGGATTAACAGAATTAAACCAACGTAATAAACATTGGGAAGATATACAAAGAACTTTTATTGCTGGAAATTATTTAAATGTATCTCAATTTGATAATCAAAAATCAAGTAATCAAAAATCAACAGACGGTAATAAACTTATTTTTGATAGTGGATATTCATACAATCCTATTTTATATTTTGCAACATGTAGTTTAACTCCTAAAATATATTTTGAAAATTTATCCGGAGCTAGTTCTTACAGAGCAACTGCTAGAAATGGTACACTCCCTTTAACCATTAGTGGATCTAGTCCATTAGGATACCCAATATCAGCAAGCTATGTACCTAATATATTTAATACTTTAAATGATACAGCTGGTGCTACTTATTTTAAAGTTGGAAATTTAACCTCACATCCTAGTTATTCCGTTCAAGAAACAGGAGAACATAACATACAAGCTAGTTTTGATATGGCCGTAGAAATATCTGGAAGTAGCCAATCTATTACTTGGTCTCTTCAAGTATTTAGAAATAGTGAAGTTACCCCACTATATGAATCCGAACAAATATTCAGCACAACAAGTGGAGGAAGCGGTACCCAAGATTTAATTATTCAATTAGTGTATAGCAATTGCTGCAATTCAGGGGATATAATAAGAATAACAAATGATACAAATGCAAATACAACTAATATAGTTTCCTCTGCTGGTTCTTCTGTATATGGGATTCATAGAATAAGTGTACCTAGTGATGGTAGCTCAGTAAATGTAAATTTATTCGTAATTAAAACATCATCTCCTTCAACAGCACGAGATACAGGATATACTGAATTAATTATTGGATCTTCAGTTCTTAGTTCATTTAATTATAATTCCGGAGCAACACTTTCAGGAACATTAACATCAAATATAAGCAATTCAGACAGTGTTACTTTAAATATTGTAGAAGGATAAAATATGGCAACCGAAATAAAAACATTTAGTATTAACCAACCCTCTGTTTCTTTAACTGAAGGGGATAAATTAACTTTTAAACTTATACTTAAAGGAACTACTACAAACAATTTTACCGCTTCTTTAACTGAGGGATCACTAGTAGTTAATTCGTTAGCTGCATCTACTGGATATTCATCTACAACTTGTCCTTATTTTTCTTCATCCTCTATATCTGCCTCTTATGCAAATGGAGAAAATAATGTAATTACTTTTAATACAGCTATAAGTAGTTTTCATGAAGATCAAAACTATATATTCGTTCCTAATCCACTTACGGGATCTGAAAATAGTCTATACCCAATATACGGAGATGTGGATTATAAATTTGCTACTAAACCATATGATATCGTCATATCATACTTATCAGATAATACCTATGTTGAATCTAGAATAATATCTGTAGCTTATTCTAGTAGCTTATTACAATTAACATTAGACACTCCACTATCTAATTTATATCGTAATAATCTAATATCTGGATCCTTTCAACGGTTTTTAATATTATCTCGACTTGAAGATGAAACAAGTGCATTTTTAACCTTTAGAAAACGTGAAGGTTCAACATCATATGGATTTACGATACCTCAAAATATAGCAGCTGATGTGTTAGCTAATATTGATACAATTACTAAAGAAGTAAAATTAAAATTACTATCAGATCAGTCATCAGTAACACTAAATACTTTTTAAACTTAATATATTTATAATATATACAATAGAATAATATGGCAATTTTAAACCCTACAACAATAACTGTAGATGCAATTTTAACCACGAAGGGCCGTGAATTATTAGCTCGTAACGATGGTTCATTCAAAATTACTCAATTTGCCTTAGCAGATGATGAGATTGATTATACTTTATATAATCCTACTCACCCATCTGGCTCTGCATTTTATGGTGAAGCAATTGAAAATACTCCTGTATTAGAAGCATTTCCTGAAGATTCACAGATAATGCGCTACAAACTTGTAACTTTACCTCGTGGAACATCACGTTTACCGGTTATCAATATTGGATATAATAGTATTTCACTTAAACAAGGTGCTTCATTAACGATTACTCCACAAACACTTAACTACTTAGGTGCTACAAGTACATTTGAAGCTAACGGATATATTACTACTATTGCTGATTCTCGCTTAGTGTCTTCATTTAGTGGAACTGGTATCACAACTACTACCCCAATCTCAGGATTAAATACTACAACCGGAACTGTGTTATCAGTGACACAAGTAGGTACTTCATTTACATTAACAGGTACTACAATTAATACTTTATTTGGATCTACTTTGTCTACCTTAACAACTACCATTACCGTGATTGGTAGAGATAGTGGTGCTAGAATTACTATTCCTTTGAATATTCAAAAAGTATCAACAAACTAATATAAACTATGTCATTTTCAAGATATAATACAGACGATCAAGTAGTAAGTTCAGAAACCGTAGTACGTGGTTTATGGAGTGGAGATTCTAATCAATTAATTAATTTCTTTACATCAAGTACATATACAGAATATTATGTAGACGTGTATGATGGAACTCCTAGCTCTACCAGCACTATTCAGTTTGATATCCAGTTTGGTAATTTATATGGATCTGGATCTGCATTAATAAATCCAAATGTTACTGGTAGTTCTCCTTCTCGTATTGTTTATGGGCAGTATAGAAATTTAGTTTACGGAACCGAAAATACTAATTTCTCATTTAATGGCTCTGTAATAGCAAGTAGCATATATGTGATTAATGTTGCTCGTTCACGTTATAAAGAAAGTTTGTTACCTGGTTCTTTTGAATTAAAATTAGGTAGTGGTTCTAATGGTACTATTACTCTAATTGATGATAGTACTACTACTAATTTATCTCGTTTTTTAGGTGAAAATCGATATTACAATATTATTAGCGGAAGTTTAACTAGTGGTTCATTTAGTACGGCTACTAACTACGGATTTTTCCTCCCAGACTTAGGAATTGCTATTTTAGATTCAGGAAGTTTATCACGATTTATATCTCCGGTTACATCTAACAATAACCATATTAATTTATTTAGATCAATGGTTTCAGGTTCTAGATTTTTACTACAATCATCAGAAACTGTTTCTTCTACTTATTTCTTTACACGAGTAAAGAATAGTGAATTTAACTATACTACAAATCCATCTATTATAGATGATAATGGTAATTTATTATATACAACATTAATTAATAGTCCTCAAACATTTCCAACAACTGTAGGATTATATAATGATAATAATGAATTGTTAGCAGTAGCTAAAATGAGTAGACCTCTAACAAAAGATTTTACTAAAGAAGCATTAATAAGAATTAAGATAGATTATTAATATGTATGGCATCATTCAAAAAGTTAAGCAAATCAGACGTTACATTTGTACCTTACTATGCTAATAAGCAATGGAATTTATCCTATTGCCCGTATCCAACATCTTCTGAGTACTTAACTATTTATAATGGTACTAATATTACAGGTAGTTTCTCATCTGATGAACCTATAACAGAAGGACAATATGATCGATTAGTATACAGCCAAATAAATCAACTATTCTACCAAAAGTATACAACTCCATTAAATACATCTTCATTAGTTAATTCAATTTACTACGAATCAGCTTCACAACAAAGACCTACACAATCATATTTTATATATAACGATAGTGCTAGATTAGTTCAAAACTTCCCTACAGGTGCTATGGAAAGTATCCGAGTACTAGCCATTAATCAGAGTCTCTATGGTGATAAAGTATTACCAAATCATTTTAGATTATCATCTTCAGTCTATGATATTGTAGATGATGGATATGGTAATTTATATGATGGTGTAGTGACAGGTTCACAACAATCTTCTAATACAGCATATGCTACTGATGGTATAAAGTTATATTCTCCTGGATATAATATAGATGGCACTGGTGCAAATATATCTTGGAATACTAGTAATAATGGGGGTTCATATGTAGGTACTTTTTGGACTAATCCAATAACAGCTAATAAAACAGGCAGATTAAATTATGCAGGATTATGGTCAGGCAATTCATTAACCTATCTTGGAACAGGAACTTTAACTTTTAATATTACAGCTGCTTCTAGTGCTACTTATTATTTTGGAATAGGATGTGATAATTATACTTCCCTTTATTTAGATAATACGCTAATTCTCACCCAGGTTACCCCTGATGCTAATAGTTTTGGAGCTAATTACAAATATTGGCATATATATCCAGTATATGTGTCTGCCGGCACTCATACAATAAAACTTGTAGGAACAAATGCTGGTATCCCTGGACCTAATAACCCAGGATCAATGGGTATTGAAATATATAATAATACTTCAACTCAAATATCGGCTAGCATTACGGCTTCACCTAATGGAGCAACAGTTCCTGCAGGAATTAATTTAGTTTATTCCTCTAAAGATCACTTAACTGAAGGAAATTTTGATAATAAATACGCTACACATGTTGGAAATTTATTTTATGCTCATGGATTAGGAGTAATTACTAATCAGGATTATCAAATGATATTTCCTTTACCTCCAATAGCTAAAAATAACTATGGAAGTTTTTTAACTACAGATACTAAAATTATATCAGCATCACTAAATGATTATGCTAGAAGTGGAACTTTAAACACTAGTTCATTAACACTTTCAGGTAGTACTTCTGGTGATGGTTATTCTTGGGCTACAGGAAGTAATGGTACTATCGTTTTAACAACAACAATTGCAGGCACATATTCAGTATATTATACTATAGGAGCTAATATTGCTGGTAGTTGTGCTGTACAATTAAGAAGTAATAAAGCTAAAGTTACGGCTATTATTACCGAACCAACAACAACAACTAGCACAACTACAAGCACAACTACGGCTGCACCTACAACTACAACAACTACAAGCACAACAACTACCACGACTACTGCAGCGCCGACTACTACTACTACTAGTACTACTACTAGTACTACTACTGCGGCTCCTACTTATACTCTTAATATATATGGGGCAAAAGGAACTGCATTTAGCGTTATAGAAAACGCTGACATCTATCTATCTACAGATGGTATAAATTATTCTACTGCAACCGCTACAATAAGCAGCACAAGTTGTACTCTTAGAAAAACTATTACAGGAATATCATCAGGAACTACTTACTATGTTAAACTTTATGATCCAACTTTCTTAGTTAATTATCTTAAATTTACTGGAACTACTGGAACAAGTTGTCCAGCAGAGGCCGCAGGAGCTTGCGTATATTCAATAGTTGTTAATGCTAATACAAATATAGCACTAACTGCTACTACTCAAAATACTATAGATGGAAATACATTTGTTCCTTGTCCATAAATAATAAAATAAAAAATTGTTATGAAAAATTTACGTTACGTTTGTGTTCAACCAAGATTAATATACTATGCTTGGCAAATTGAAGTTATGATTAATAATTTTATTAAGCATGGAATCAATGGTAATGATATTGATATTTTAGTTGCTTGGAATCCTAATGACGATACCAATTCCCCTAAAAATATAGAAATGTGGGATAAGTTAGTTAATAAGTATAATTATGTTCGTTTTTTCTTTTACCAAGATACTAGAGAGGATATGTCTTATATCCCATCAATATATTTTAATATATTAAAACAACATATTAAAGTACATCCTGAACTATCTACTCAACCTTTATTTTTACATGACTCAGATATATTATTTACTAAACCCGTAGATTTTAATTTTGCTTTAAATGATAATATATGGTATTTAAGTGATACTGTAGGATATATAGGTACACAATATATTTTAACTAAAGGTGAAGATGTATATAAAGGTATGTGTACTCAAATAGGAATTGATCCCTTAATACCTAAATTACTTAATTCCAACTCAGGAGGAGCTCAACATATTGTTAAAAATTCTACTTATGAATATTGGGATAAAGTAGAAAAAGACTCTATAAAACTATATAAATGGTTTTGTGAACAAGAACCATTATGGAAAGGTGAAGGATATCCAATACAAAAATGGACAGCAGGAATGTGGTCATTATTATGGAATGCTTGGTTATTTGAACATGAAACTAAAGTAGATAAACGATTAGATTTTTGTTGGGCTACAGACCCTATTTCTAGATGGAATGAAGTTTGTATATTCCATAATGCGGGTGTAACTGAACATGGTAGATTATTTATGAAAGGAAAATATACTAATTCTTTACCTTACGGGATAGAAAATACATTTGATTCCAATTTTTGTTCATATAATTACGTTAATGAAATAATAGAAACAACTAAAATATCATGTTTATGGTAGAAATATTTACTGAAATATATAAAAATAATAAATGGTCTTCTTCTGAAAGTAGAAGTGGTAATGGTAGTGAATTAAAAAATACTCTTACTTTAAGAAATGAATTACCTTTCTTATTTATAAAATATAATATATCTTCTATATTAGATATACCATGTGGTGATTTTAATTGGATGAAAGAAGTAAATCTATCAGATATTAATTATATAGGCGCTGATATAGTTCCAAGTATAATAGAACAAAATAAACAAAAATACCCTTATGATTTTCAGATTTTAGATATAACTAAAGATATTTTGCCTAAAGTAGATTTAGTATTTGTTAGAGATTGTTTAGGTCATTTAAGTAATGAAAATGTAGTTAAAGCTTTAAATAATATACAAGCAAGTAATAGCAAATATTTAATATCTACTAGTTTTACTAAATGGAATTTTAACGCAGATATAGATGATGGTGGATGGAGATGTATAAATCTAATGATACCTCCATTTAATTTAAAACCAATATATTTAATTAATGAAAACTGTATTGAAGGCTATCCACACTATAATGATAAATGTATGATTATGTTTGACTTAAATAATCTTATAAGCCTTTAATATTTATATCCATGCCCGCAATAATATATACAGGATCATTTTTAGTGTCATTCAAAAATGAACACCCAATATACGAACATGAAATTCGTTGTTTGGTAAAGGAAAGTGATTTTAATTTATCATATAATCCAACACTAGTAACAAATTACGCTAGTGGATCTGTAAAAGATTTTGCTACTGGCTCTGACTTTTATACTTATGCTACCGCATTAGGATTATATAATGATAATAATGAATTATTAGCGGTTGCTAAATTTGGTAAACCAATGTTAATGTCACCTGATACCGACATGACGTTTGTTGTTAAATACGATACTTAAAACAAGTTTATGAATAATTGGTTATGGCATCTCGATGATGGAAGTTTAGATGAATTTCCTGAAGAACACACTGAAGGTTATTATGGTTTTACTTATATAATTACTAATTTGGAAACAAATAAATTTTATATAGGTAAAAAAGCATTCTTACATAATAAAAAGAAAAAACTCACTAAAAAAGAAATCGCTGAACACACTGGTGCTGGTCGCAAACCAACAACTCGAGTTGATAAAGTAGATAGTGGGTGGAAATCATATTATGGTTCATCTAAAGAATTATTAGCAGACGTTAAATTACTAGGTGAAGATAAGTTTCAACGTGTTATATTAAATTTTGCTAAAAACAAAAAACAACTTACATTCCTTGAATTAAGAGAACAAATAGTACATAACGTATTGTTTGTTGATGATAGTTACAATGACAATATAGCAGGTAAATATTTCCGCAAAGACTTTGCTTAGGCAAAATTATTTCATATATTGAGAGTATGGATAATACAGCTCTACTATTCTTAATTGAATCAGTACTAGGTAAAGGACAATCAACAAGTAAAGGCAATTATGCTTTTAAGTGTCCATTCTGTACTCATCATAAACCAAAATTAGAAATTAATTTACGTACAACAGCTAAACGTGAAAATTTTTGGCATTGTTGGATCTGTAGTGCTAAGGGTAAAACATTACTTTCATTATTTAAAAAGATGAAAGCCCCAGATAATAAAATAGGAGAACTAAATATCCTAATAATCCCAGATAATACTAAAAATATTGAGTTAAGTACTATACAATTACCTAAAGAATTTATTTCATTAATTGATATAACTAAGTTAGATAAAATATTACAAATTGAAGTAAAGCACGTTTTGAAATTTCTTAAGTCACGTGGTTTAACTCAAGACGATATAATTAAATACAATATTGGTTTTTGTAAAGATGGTAAATATGGAGGTCGTGTTATTATTCCTTCATATGACAACGACAAAAAATTAAATTATTTTATAGCTAGAGATTATAAAGGTGAAACACCTCAAAAATACAAAAATCCACCAGTGGCGGCTAAAGACGTTATTGGTTTTGAACTATATATAAATTGGGATGCACCAATCGTACTTGTTGAAGGTATGTTTGATGCATTAACAATTAAACGTAATGTTATTCCTTTATTTGGAAAAGCAATACACGGTAAGTTAATGGAGAAACTAGTTAAATCTTCTGTTGATAGAATTTATATTGCTTTAGATCAAGACGCTAGGCGCGATGCTTTAAAACAAGCTGAAATGCTTATGTCATATGGTAAGGAAATATATTTAGTAGAAATGGAAGGTAAAGATGCTAACGAAATTGGTTTCGAAAATTTTTTAAACACTATTGAGCAAACACAACCACTGAATTTTCAGAGTTTACTTGAGAAAAAATTACAATTATTATGATTATTGACAGAAATGTAAACATTATTAAAGACCCTAAAATTAAGCGTCTTGTAGAGTATAGCGAAGGTGATAAACAAGTAAATGTATTAGACAGCCGATTTTATAAGCGTAATGATAAATACTATCCTTCAGTTACATCAGTATTAAATTATTTTCCTAAAAACCAATTCTTTCATAGTTGGCTTAAAGATGTAGGACATAATTCAGATATTATTGCTTCTAAAGCAGCCAGTGAAGGTACACAAGTACATACTGCTATTGATCGTTACTTAAACGGAGAAGAAATTCAATGGATAGATGAATATGGTAAAGCACAATATTCACTTGATGTTTGGAGAATGATTCTTAAGTTTGCTGATTTTTGGACAACATATAAACCTGAACTAATAGTAACAGAATATCATCTATTTTCCGATAATCATGAATATGCTGGTACAGCTGATCTAATTGTTAAAATTAATGATAAAGTATGGTTACTTGATATTAAAACATCTAATTCACTTCATACATCTTATGGTTTACAATTAGCAGCATACGCTGTTGCCTGGAATGAAACCCATAATCAATTAGTTGAAGACACAGGAGTATTATGGTTAAAAGCATCTACTCGTGGTGAAGGTAAAGGAGATACAATTCAAGGTAAAGGATGGCAATTAAAACAATATGGTGGGATTGCTACTAATTTTAAAATGTTTCAAAACATATATGAAATATATAAAATGGAAAATCCTGATTTTAAACCTATGACCTTACTACTACCTACATCAGTAAAATTAAATTAAAATATTTATCTATATAAATAATTATTTTAGCTTATAAATCATGAAAAATTACAAGGCAATAATAGTTTCTGATTTACATTTAGGTACTAAAGATTCTAAAGCTGAGGAATTTTTAGAATTCTTAGATAATCACCCTACTGATCTTTTAATATTAAATGGTGATATTATTGATGGTTGGGCTTTAAATAGGGGAAGTAAATGGAAAAAACAACACACTAAAGTATTAGGTAAAATATTAAAGTTATCTAATAAAATACAAGTAATTTGGATTAGAGGTAATCATGATGAATTTTTACAAGAATTTATAGGCAGTCATTTTGGTGGTATAGAATTTAGAGAAGATTATAAGATCGAATATGCGGAACATATTGAATATGATAGTTGGGAAAGAAAATGTTATTATGTATTTCATGGAGATGTTATAGATATATTCATTACTAAATACACATGGTTAGCTAAAATAGGAGCTATAGGATATGACTTAGCATTATGGTTAAATAGACAATATAATAAATATCGCAAATGGCGTAAACTACCATATCAATCTATATCTCAAAAAATAAAAGGTAGCATTAAAACAGCTACTAGCTACATTAATGATTTTGAAACTACAGCACTAAAAATGGCTGAAAAGAAAGGATGTGATGGCGTTATGTGTGGTCATATACACCAACCTGAAGATCGCATAATAAATGGTAAAAGATATCTTAATAGTGGAGATTGGGTAGAAAATATGAGTGCTATACTAATTGATTCTCAAGGAAAAATTCACATTTATAATAACTAAATTATGTACAAAATTGTAGATTTGCTATTCAATTTCAATACAGGCAAAAAAATTAACCTTGAAAGAGATATAGTATGGGGTTTTATTACGTTTTTTTTAATTTTTACTTTAATTAAATTAATTGCATAATTAAAATAATCAATATTTATAGGTAGCTTGGGATTGTCCATGCTACCTATTTATATTTAATTATGATCAAATTACTTAACCTAGCTAAGCAAATACTAAAAGAAGGTGGTAACGTATTCGGTACTACAGACTCAATTGAAAAAGATAATATTGAACCTACAATTGAAAAATTTGTAGAGCAATTGTCTCAAATATTTCCTGCTAAAGCCTCTACATTTACCTCATTTGAAAAATTAGGATCAGCCGGCAAGAAAAATGTATCAGGTGATATTGATTTATCATATGATATTAAAAATATATTTCCTGGTGGTAAACCTGACTTTAAAGGTTGGGGTGTAGATGAAAACAAATACAACGAACTTTTAGCACAATTTACTAAGAAGGCTAGAACAGCATCTCCTGAAAAACTCCAATTACGCTCTATGATTGTATTAATTGGAGATAAAATCAACGATGCTTTACCTGATGTTGAAGTAGATCTTAAAGCATCTGGTGCTGGTTCTTTATTCTGTGCTGTTCCTCAATATGGACCTGATGGTGAGAAAATAGGTAAAGCTGTTCAAACTGATATTAATGTAGGTAATCCTGAATGGTTACGTTTTAGCTATTATTCCCAATCATATGAGGGAAATGTTAAAGGTTTACATCGCACACAATTAATGTTAGCTTTATTCTCTAATAAAGGAAAATCATTTGGTCATACTACAGGTGTAGTTGATAAAGAAAGTGGTAAACAAGAAGCATCTAATCCTAAAGAAGCTATCGATTTATTAAATCAATTATATGGCTTTAATTTAACTCAAGATACATTAGATAATTATTTTAAGTTAGAAGATTTCATGAGGAAAAATATATCTAAAGAAGAATATAATTCTATTATGGATAGATATCTTAAAATACTTGACTCAACTCGAGCAGATATACCAGATAATTTACAAAAATATTGGATTGAAAATCAAGACAGATTAGGATTAAAAGGTAAATTCTTACCTGATAATTCAAATTTAATTCCTTACCAAAAAGAAAAAGCCTAATGTCTGGATCAGCCGGTGGAAATAGAATTACTAGAGCTTCTGTTGCTAAAACAGTAGATAACTATATCAACAGGATATTAAAGAAATTTCCTGCTTTTAAAAGTGCTAAAGTTTCAGGCTCATACAATACAAGTGCTAAAGAAGACTTTGGTGACATTGATTTAATTGTTAATTTAGAAGCAACCGATAAAAAAAATATTAAAGTAGAACTAGCTAAATTCCTATCTACCCTACCAGATGATGTTATTGTTCCTTTTAAAAGTGAAAAATATAAAGGTAAAAAATATCTAAACACAGGAGAAATAATCACTATATTACACCCTATAGAAGGACAACCAGGTGAATATGTTCAAATAGATAATATTGTTTCTATTAGTGATGATGAAGCTGAATTCAAAAAAGAATTTTTAGATTATCCTGCTGAAATACAAGGATTATTATTGGGATTAGCTAAAGTAATATGTTTAGAGGAAGATCCTAAAGCAATATTTGCTCGTATGGGTATTAAAAATATACCTGAACTTGAGGCAAATCAAGAATATGAATTCAATTTATCAAGCGCCGGATTAACACTACGTATCGTAACATTAGATAATTTTAAAGAAGTTGATCGCACCGAAGTATGGAAAACTAGTAATTGGTCCAATATCAAGCGGCTATTTACTAACTACAAAATAGATGGTAGCTTTGAAGACCTATTAAATGATATATCATCTAAGATAAAAAATATACGCTCAAAAAATCGCATTAAAGGCATTTTTAATTCGATGGTGTCTATTAAAAGTGGTGAAGTAGGTACACCTAAAGGCGATAATAAACAAAAATCATTAGATAAAGTGAATAATACATTAACTGAAACTAATTTAGGTAGATATCTCGCCTCATTATTATTAGAGCAAGACCAACCAACAATAGCATTATACCCCGGTAAATTTAAACCCCCACATAAAGGTCATTTTGAAGTAGTAAAGAAATTACTACAAAATGCTGATGAAGTAGTTGTTTTAATTTCTCCCAAAACACATGAAGGTATCACTGCAGATGAAAGTGCTGCTATATGGGAATTATATAAGCAAAAATTAGATGGTAATGTTGAAGTAAGGATATCTGGTGTTACTCCTGTTAAAGATGTATATGATTTTGTAGAAAATAATCCTGAATTAATAGTATATGCTGCTTATGGCAAAGGTGATGAGGGTAGATACAAAAATTTGAGTAAATATCCTAATGCTAAAATATTCAATGCTGGATCAGTAACTGAAGATGGTGAAGATATAAGTGCTACTAATCTTAGAAAAGCAATACGTGATGAAAATGAAGGTGATATAAGAAAATATTTACCTGATGGAATTGAAGTAAATGATTTTTTAAGAGCTATAGGTAAAGAAACAAAAGAAGAACCACAACCTACACCTGCTCCTACCGCTCCTGTAGCTCCAGTAACTGAAAGGAAATATCAGAATCAAGATGATATGTTTGCTGATTATGTTTTATCTAGAGAAGCAGATGTTGAAGATACAGCCCAAGTATTTAATATACCTATCCCAGATGTAAGATATGCTTTTACAGTAGGTAATATGGTAGTAATGTCTGATGATATGTGGGATAAATTAGAAAATAAAAATCATGAAGACGAAAATAGTGAAATTAGTGGTCCTCCTATGATTTTAAATTATGATCAAGATAGATATTATTTAACATATGGTAGTCGTATATTAGATGATTATAAAAAATTAAATAAAATACCTAAAGTATTGATGGGTGTTTTAGATTTAAAAGGTCCTAAACCATGGCCTTTAAAAGAAGGTTTAGAACGTAAAACTAAATTAACTGAAAGCGAAACGGGTACTATAGGTGAATTTGTAAAATATGCAATTAAAAACTTGGAAATACAAAAACCTCCACGTAACTTAACCTTCTCATACGATAATGCGGCTGCTAAGGAGAAAAGGAGTTTTGGTTATTTTGATCCAAATGCTAATAAGATATGGGTGTACTGCGGGAATAGAAATATGGCTGATATATTAAGAACATTAGCACATGAATTAGTACACCGTAAGCAAGATGAAGACGGACGTATTAACTACGAAAGCGGAAAAACAGGAAGCGAAATAGAAAATGAAGCAAATGCTCAAGCAGGAGTCTTATTAAGAGATTTCGGTAAACAACACGAAGAAATATATCAATAAGTTATGGAAGAATCAATGTTACAACGTGAATTTAAGGGGAAAGATGTGCAACGCATGCGCAATATCATTACTAAAGATTATACCGCTAAAACAACTACCCAAATCGGTTATTCTAAAGCTCAAATTGACCATAAAGAGGGTGATATATGGGATGAGAATGGTAAACAATGGACCATTAAAAACGGCATTAAACAAACGGTTACGCGCTTCGATAAATTAAAAGAATCTATCCATCTACCCTTAACTTGCCCTAAATGTAACAAGGCAATGCGCGGTGATAGGCTAAATAAAAAAATGTGGCCTATCCACAAAATGTGTTTTGATTGTGTTATATCAATGGAAACTGAGCTTAAACGTAATGGGCAATATGAAGAATATACCCGTGGTTTAATAACAGGTGGTGTTAAAGCTCATATTAAAGATTTAGAAGATGTTATGTTAGAATTAGCATTAAACGATAATAATGAAAGTTTCATTACTGAAGCGGGTGATATTGAAAAATGGGCTGGTAGAGGTGTAGACAAGCAAAAAATCACCATAGAACTACAAGAATACATACAGAAACTTAAAGAACATATTGGGTCTTAATATTTATAGGTAATGATTTACTAATCAAATCAACCTATCAAGTATAATGGAAAATAGCAATATGTGGTCAGTATTAATTACTGCAATAACTGTTTTAGGAGGCACTACTGCTTTTAGATATTATGAAAAAAGAGCAACGCGTAGAGAACAAGATGACGACTTTATTCGTCACGATTGCAAAGATCGTATTTCCAAATTAGAAGCATTACTGGAAGCATCCGCTAAGGAAAAAGATGATTTAAGAAATCTAGTACTAAAACTCACCTCAGAGGTAGCCGAACTACGTGTTAAGGTTGATTTTCTCACTCAGGAAAACACTAAACTAAAAAAATAACTATGAATTCTCTAGTAATGCCAAGTCCTATATTAGGCCAATTTATCTCAACATTATTTGCTTCTAGAACACAAGCACATATTTTTCATCTTCAAACTAATTCATTTGCTGCTCATAAAGCATTAAATGAATATTATGATGAAATTATAGGTATTGCTGATGGTATTGCTGAATCGGTACAAGGTAAATATGGTATCATTACTGGTTATAGTAATATTGATTTACTAGAAGGTAACGATTGTAATGAAGTGATTAAATACTTTACTGCATTAGAAATGTATGTAGAAAGAGCTCGTCAAACAATGCCTCAAGATTCTTATATTCAAAACCAAATTGACGAAGTAGTAGCATTAATTGTTAGTACTATATATAAATTAAAATTTCTTAAATAATGTATAGTCTACTCGAATTACTTGAACTCCAAGAAGGAAAAAATAAACCATTAGAATTTCCTGATGGATTTAAACCTGCTAAAAAAGTTCCTGAAGGTGGAGCTATGTGTGCTAACTGTTCCAAATGGGATAAAGAAAAGCAATTGTGCGAGGGACAATATTATATTAATTGGCACGGAAACGGAAAAATACCAACTGAACCAACAAAATACGTTTGTATATGGTGGGTTCCTCAAAACAAATAATTGTGATTAAATTAACAGAAATATTAGACGAAATATTATTTGAAAAAAAGCTATGTAAAAAAGGCAAAGCTTATTATAATCGTCGTAAAGCCGCTGGTGAAAAACCATCAGCTTACCTTTCTGGTCGTGCTGTTAAAGTGTGTAAAGGATTAATGGAAGAAGATGATTTAGATATGCATGAATCACTTCGTGATTGGTTTAAAAAAGAAGATTGGGTTCGTATTGATACAGCAGGTAACATAACTGGACCCTGTGGTACAATGAAAAAAGGTAAAAAAACAACTCGTTGTTTACCTCGCGCTAAAGCTAACAGCTTATCTAAAGAAGAACGTGCTGCAACATCAAAGAAAAAAGCAGCATCAGATAAACAATTTGTACCTAATACTAAAAAAGCAAAAGTAAAATCTAATAAATGATAAAGTTAATAGAATTACTAGATGAAGATATTATAGATGGAGAGATTGAATGTGGAAAGTGTGGTTGGAAATGGAAATTAGTAGATGGGGGACAAGAACCTTATCTTTGCCATAAATGTAATTATGATAATAGCGATCAGATAGATGAATATGACGTTGAAAGTGAAGAAGATATAAGAGAATTTGTTGAGTTTATGGAATCATATCAACAAGAACTTAACGAAGCTGATTGTGATTGTCTATTAGAAGCTAAATACCAAGGCCGTACAGTACCATTAGGTAAACCAATGCGCGGCGATAGTAAGAAATTTAAGGTATATGTTAAAAACCCTAAAACAGGTAAAGTTGTAAAAGTAAACTTTGGTGCTAAGGGAATGAATATAAAGAAAAATAATCCTGTAAGACGTAAAGCATTTAGAGCAAGACACAATTGTGCTAACCCAGGGCCACGTACTAAAGCTAGATACTGGTCTTGTAGAAAATGGTAAAAATATGAAAGCAATAGACAAATTTATACTACACGTTGTCCACAATTTATTTCCCTTAAATGAATACAGTGTAGGGGAAATGCAGAGACTAATAACTCAATTTAAAGAGGAAGCTGAAGATTTAAATATTCAGGTTAGTGATGAACAACTTAAAAAATACATTGAGCGTTTTGATACTTTAAAAAATAACCCTAAAGTAACTGAAAAAGATCTACGCAAATATTCTTTATCTAAATTAATTAAATTAGTTACATCATCACCAGGGGTTGAACTACCAAACGAGGAGGAAGAAGACCAAACACCGGATGTAGTATATAATGATAATGGTATTACTATTTGGAATGGTGCCAAACAAGGTAACTGTATTACCTATGGAGCTTCACAAAGAATGCCAGGTGGGTCTAAGTGGTGTATTACTGAACCTGGGGGAAGTTATTGGGGAAGATATAGATATGGTTCTGGTTATAATTATCCAACATTTTATTTAGCTAAAAATAGTAATTTACCTGATAGTGATACATTAAGCTTTGTTTCTCTTCAAGTATTAGATAATGGTGAATATAAATTCACTAATAGAGCTAATAATCCCGGTATGGAAGGTCCATTTAGTTGGGAACAATTGCTTAGTAAAGTTCCTTGGTTAAGAGGTATTCCTAATTTAAAAAATACTTTAAAATATATTCCTTTTTCTAAATCTGAAAAAGAAAGAGAAGTTTTTAAAAATAGTCCTATTAGTATTAAACAATGGATGAAAGAACCATTTAATACTAAAAAACAATATCTACTGATTAGGGCAGGACAATCTCAATTGTTTAGTGATATATCTAATGAACTTTTTATTTCAAAGTATCTCCCCCAATACTCTCAGATTGCTACTATGATAGCAGGAACTGCTGGAGTTATTAATATAGATGTTTTGATGAAATATTTAGATAAATTTTCAAAACAAGATCAATTATCTATTGCTAACCAAATAAGAAGTAAATTTAATTTAGGTGTACTTAATGACGATTTATCATTTGATCTTAAAAAATATCTTGTTAAGACAGATAAACTTAGTCTTACCCCAGAACAAAGAATATATGTAACTAAAGATGGACAAGCTATTGTTTTATTAACATTAGGTGATAATATTAAAGTAGGTGTTTATACTGAAGATGATGAATATCCTAATATTAAATTAAATAAACGTACTGCAAAATATTTACTTGAATATCCTGAATTAGATAAAATACCGTTTAAAATTCTAATCGATCTAGTCTCAGAAGACGTTATTGATAAAAGTTTAGTTGACAAAGTAATTGAAAACGCTAAAAACGACCCTAACTCAGCTATTATAGTTAAAGATGTAAATGGTACTGATATATTATTAGATTCAAATGCATTTGTTTCATATAAAATTGAAAATGGTAAAATAACTAAAATACCGTTTGATAGTGAAGATGTACAACAAGTACTCAATGATTCAAAAGATAATGAAGGACTTCAAACTAATGTTATAAGAATGTTAGATCAGCAATCCATTCCTGAAACAGTAGATAGAGATGGATTTTTATCTATTGTAAAAGCTACACCATATAGTAAAAGGATAACAAATGATAGTCGTATAATAATGACAACAGACGATCCTAATATTTCTATGTTTAGTATGGATCCAAACAATATATATAATTTAAGACCTAGCTATATATGGGGCGATACGAATGGTAATTGGAGGAGAAGAAGCGGTGGTGATTATCTAGATAATGCAGCCGCATGGCAATCATATTTTACCTATTTAAGAAGTATAAATAGAAGTTATAATAGTAATGAATTATATAGAATATTAAGAACAGACACCTATGGTGCAGGAGGTATATCGGCTAAATCAGCATTTATTAGAGCTAATCCACCAATATCAGATGATAACATGTACCGTCCCGTAATGAACGGAGATACGGCTTTACTTATTAATGTAGCTGATCCAAGAGCAAGTTTTAAAGTATCTGAAAATTCTGGTAAGTTAGTTAAAGCAAACGTACCGGCTGCATTAGCAAGACAATTAACAGGACAAGGTCAACCCGCTGCTGCTCAAGCAGCTGCTCAAGGAGGAAATGTTGTTAGAAGAGGCAGACCTGCTGGACAACCAAACGCACCTCAACCAGCAGCAGCACCTGTCGCTGCCGGTAATTTATCTTTAACTACTGTAGCAAATCAAAGTAATTTAACTACAGGATTTAATAGTTTACCTTTATCTATCCTTAGAAAATTTAATGCTGGTGGTAGACAAATACCGGTAGCAAATAATAGAGGTGCTTCTGCTCGTAATAATATATTAGGAAATGCTGGGCGAGTAATGGCTGTTTATGAATTTGGACCTAGTAGCGTGTATATTATACGAACACCAAATGATGGCCCCGGGGGATTACAAACGATAGCGTCTATAGTAGCACAGCCTGGTAATAGTCATTATATTGTTACTAATAATAACGCATATCCATTAGGATCACCAAGAGATTTACTACAAGCATTACAACAACGTAATTTGGCAGAGATCCATCAGTACCTTGTAAATGAGTACATGGGGCGCAATCCTGAACACTTAACAGAATTTAAAGAATTATTACGCAAACACATAAACGAAAAAAAGAAATAAAATGAAAGCACAAGATCTTAAAAAAATAATCCGTGAGATTGTAGATAAAGTATTAGCTGAAAACTCCCCATCAACTGCCCCTAGTAAACCATCCCCAGGTCCAGCAGTGGCACCTGGTAAACCAGATACGGGTAAACCAAAACCTCGTCGTCCATTAGGAAATCCTGGTGTTAAACCGGCCCCTAAAGCTGGATTAAAAGAAGAGGAAATGCTTCAAAAAATTGTAGCACGCTTTAAATCTAAAAAATAATGAAAAAACGCTTAGCAGAAGTAGACTACGAGAAAATATTCTCACCTCAAACAATGGCTTCCTTAAAAGGTAAGTCAGGACAATCACTACGTCAGATGCTCGGTGATAAAAACCTAATGCAAACTTTAGTAAAATCTAAAGCAATATTAGATGAAATTATAGAAGCTGAAGATGGATATCGTGATGAACTTGAAATGGTAGCTGCTCAAATGGTAACGGATGCTTATCCAATCATTGACTATGCAAATATCAAAATTGATGCTAAAATAGTTGGATTAGGTGACCTAAACATTCAACCAGGAGATGGTGAAGTAAGTATAGATAATACCCCAGCTGAGGCTGAAAAGGCAAAACGCCGTATCATTAATGGTATCACACAAGGAGCTTCAATTAGAGGTGCTTTTGGATTTATGTTATTTAGAGAATACCTTGACGATATTAACCCGGCACTAGTAGATAAATATAGTGAAATATTAAAACTAGCATTTGGTATTTACGATGACGAAAACGCTATCGCAATGATGTTAGCTGCGTTAGCACAAGGTCAAAAAATGCAAGGTGGTGAAAGTGAAATGGAATATGATGAAGAAAATGAGCAATTCGTGATTAAAGCTAAAGCTATTTGCTACCCAATGCTAGTACATGAAATTGTAAAAGGATTATACGAGATCGTAGGCACAGAAGGTTTTGGTGCTGATAAAGAAAAAAACCAAGCTATTGTAGGTGCTGTGGATAAATTATCAAATGAACCTCGTGATTTACAGTATGGTAAATTTATATATGATGCTATTAGTAAAATATATAATGAATCAAATATAGACGATGCTCGCGTTCGTGAATTATTTTTTGCTGAAGTATATAAATTAATTGATGATGAATTTTTCCCATTTATTGAAAATGCAATTAATGATGCATTAAAACCACTACAACGTAAATGGGCTATGGATACAATGCGCGATATTAAACGCGATTTGATGAGAGATGATACTAACTTACCAGATTTAGATTAATTTTAACATATTTATACACACAAACACGACAAAAAATAAAATAATGAATATTACAGAAGTACGTAACGTTATCCGCCAAGTAATTGCGGAAGCAAAAGCTGAAGGCGGATTGCCTAAAAGCGGTGGAAAATTAGTACACCTTAAGAAAGAATTAGAAGGTTTAAAGAAAATGAAAGAATCTTTAGGCGAATATACAATTAACGAAGGTGGTGACGGTTCATTCGTAGCCGAATATGCTCACATGCAAAAATTCGTTAATGAATTAGAAAAAATTAAAGGATTACATGCTAAGTTAGCTGAAATGCTTGATGGTCAAATTAGCGAAGTTGAAGGTAGGGTATCATCTGAAACTCAAAAGGTTAAAGAAATGATGGGTCTTATCGAAAAAGCTAAAGCTCCTAAAGAGAAAAAAGAAAAGAAAGCTGATAAAAGTGCTACAAAAAGTAAGCATGAAAAAGGTGAATCTAAAGCTGAAGAAAAAGCAGAACACAAAGCTGAAAAACCTGCTCCTAAAAAAGCACCTGCTAAAAAAGAAGATTTAAATGAATCTGAATATCATTATGAAAAAATGAATGGTAGTTGTTATAGAATAGATGATGAAGGAAATAAAACAAAAGTAGCTAGTCACTATTGTCGTTAATAATTAACTATGATAAAATTAATTGATATACTATCCGAACGCAATTTATCTGCTAAAGAAGAAAAAATAGTTAAATCATTAAAGAAAACAGGTAAATTTAAAAAGAATGATCCTGCAATGTATGCTATTGCTGCTTCTAAAGCTGAAGGATTAGATCCTGTAGGAAAAGAAGATGATGATATCAATAATGATGGTAAAGTAGATAAAACAGATAAATACTTAGCCAATCGTCGTAAAAAAATAGCTACTAATCTTAAAGAAGGTGGCGATCATGAGGTAGCTATGGCACAAAATAGCCTTAAAGCTATTGCCAAAGCAGCCATGGAATTATCTAACAAAATAGGAGGTGTTGAACGTGACATCCCAGGATGGATTCAAGACCACATCACCAATGCTGAAAACTATATTGAACAGGCGGCTCAAGGATTTCATGAACTAAAAGATGATGAATAAACAACTCTTATTAGAGAAATATATTAAAGTGGCAGTGCGTAAAGCACTTAAAGAGGAAGAAGCCAAACAACAAAAAGCTACGAAAGCGATGTATTTAGTATATCGCTTTCCTGGCTTAAAAAAGATGATGATAGACTTAATGTCACCATCATTTGGTCGTTTTATTCAAGACGTTAGTTTAGTAGCTCCAAAACCAACAACATTTAACATTAAATTGATCAATGATCAAGAATTTTATGTTATATATGATGGTAGAAAAAACTGGACTTCAAAAATATCTGGTAAAAGATATAATATGCAGGAGTTAAGTGAAATTGAAAGAGCATCTCAAAGTGTAGCTGATTTATTAGAATTAAGTTATGCTTTAGATGAAAAAGTAGAAGTTAAGGGTGAAGAAAAAACTGATGCTGGAGTAGAAGCATTTACAGCAGCCGCTGCTCCTATAGTAACACCTGAAGCCCCACCAGCTGAAGAACCAGTAGCAGCGCCTGAAGAAGAAACCCCACCAGCAGAAGCATAATATGGAAGTTATAGATAAAATATTACGTGAGTGGTCATTTCGTTGCCACGATGGGATTGTTGATATGAACGATCCTAAAAAGAAGGCTATATTAGAGGAAATATTAAAGGAATTTAATATAGATGAAACAGATATTATTACTGAAGGTGATGAAAAATATGATCAAGTTATAAAAAATACTTTAAAAGTAGAAGAAATTCCCCAAGTACAAAATTCCTATGAACTAGGAAAAAATACAAATGTAAATGGAGAAGACGCTAAAACATTTAAACAACTATACCCAGTAGCTCCTCCTAAAAAAGATCAAAGCACAGATTCAGCAGGATCTAAAGGATCAGGCAATGGAGAGATATCATTATACTGGTTATTTGCTTATCAGAAAAATCCATTATCAGTTACTGGTAATCCGGGTCGTGGAAAGGCAGATTTAATAATTGATGGAAAAGGAGTTGAAGTAAAAGCATATGATTCTAAAACCATGACTTTTGGTAGAATAGGGTCTGATAAAGAAAATCTTGAATTATTGAATACTTTATTTGGACTACATTCATTATTATCCTCTATAGATTCTACTACAGATAAAGATAAGCAACCAAATCCATTAAGATTTTCTAAAGAGGATATAGTAGATGCTTTTAAAACATTTATAGATTTTGCTAATAATGATGTTCTTAAAGAATTATCTAAAAATTACCCTTTAATAGCTAATATATATGCAAAAGTAGATAACCTTATTAAAAAATTACCTAAAAATACTAACATCAGTAATGCTGAAGATACTGCTGGTGCTTTAATGAAAAATATTTTATTAAGAAAAACAAATGAAAAAATAGGTTCTGATGGGTATATAGTTAATGTTAGTCCTAATGGGGATTTAAAATACTTTAATATCAATTTAGATTTAATAGAAAAAACCCCAAATGAAAAAATACTAAAAAATACATCTATTAACCAAGGAGCCCTTAATATAAACCCAGAAGAATTATTTAAATAACATATAGAACAGATTCATAGCCTGTTCGATCGCAAGAGATAAAATATTGGAGCTGTAGCCCACCCTAAAGGTGGGCTTTCTCTATTTTAGGCAAAATAAATTTATTATATTTACATATTCAATTTAATTTAATTTAATTTAATTTAATTTATTGGGGTGTTGGTCTGATGGGAATTTCATATATTTATTGATATGGTAAACATATATATTCTAGAAAGAAACGAAATACCATTTTATGTAGGTAAAGCAAATGATGTAGTAAGACGAAAACATAAACATCACCAAACATATGGAAACGATATAACACTAACTGTTATTGATAAAGTAGAAGATTGGAAATATTGGGAGGAATATTGGATTGAACAGTTTAAAACGTGGGGATTTACCTTATTAAACCAAAATAAAGGTGGAGGTGGTCCTGAACGATATACTGAAGAACAAAAACAAAAGATGAGAAAACCTCATAAAGAAGGGACTGGAGCAAAGATTAGTAAAGTATTAAAGGGTAACCATACTAAATATTATACTGAAAGTGTAAGACAAAAAATAAGTGAAGGCAATAAAATACCAAAACCATTTTCAGACAAACATATACAGAATATGGGTATAGCAAAGCGCAAACAGGCTACACCTGTATTACAGTATGATCTAGAAGATAATTTTATTAAGGAGTGGGAAAGTAAAGGTCAAGCAGCTAAGTGGATAAAAGAACAAACAGGCAAAATAAGTAACGTAACTTCACAAATAAAGGATTGTATACTAGGTAAACAAAAAACAGCATTTAAATACAAATGGAAATACAAAACAATATGAACAAGAAAATTGTAATCGTAGGAAGCGGTGTAGCAGGTATTAGTGCTGCATTGAAATTAGTGGATAATAATTATCCTGGTGAATTAATTACTATTATAGATAAAGGTAATGACCCTTATATTCGTAAACCAGAAGAAGTAATGATCGGTTTCGCAGGAGCTGGAGGCTTCTCTGATGGTAAGTTAACTTACCATACAGCAATTGGAGGTCAATTATCAAAATATTGTGGTGAAGAAAAAGCATATGATTTAATGGATCAATCTATTGAAATGTGGAAGCGCTTTCACCCAGACCCATCTAAAATAATGTACTCAAACCCACAAGCAGAACCAGATTTTATTAAACCATACTTTGGTTTGCGTCTATTTCCAGTTTACCATATTGGTACAGATTATTTACACGAAATAGGAAAACGTTGGTACGATTATTTAGTTGATAAAGGTGTTAAATTTGTATGGAATGCAGAAGTAACTAATATATTCTTTGATTATAACGGATTATGGTATAGAATAAATAAAGGTTATACTAAAAAAATAACATATGATAAGTTAATATTTGCAGTAGGTAAATCAGGTATTGATTTTGCTCAAAAACTAGCAGATGATTATCAACTACCTAATGAACCTAAATCAGTACAAATTGGTGTTCGATTTGAAGCACCACAGAAATATTTTCAAAAATTAATAGATGTTAGTTATGATTTCAAATTATATCAGAAATTTGATAATGTATCCCTCCGTAGCTTTTGTACTAATAACAACGCAGCTTATGTGGCGGTTGAGGAAACTTATGGGGATATCTCTTACAACGGCCACGCAAAGAAAGGGGAAGAATTCAGAAACGATATGACCAATTTTGGCATTCTAATGGAAATTAAAGGTATTGATAATCCATTTGAATGGTCAAGATATGTAGTAGGAAATACACAAATTGATAATACTGGATTGTATTATTCGCCTAATAAAACTCGTAAACCTGGTTTGACATCCGAAGGTACAACTGTTAAAGCTATACAAATAGATGATTTAGAACAGTTTGATGGTGCTTTTGGTCAATATGCTGATTATATTCATAATTTCATTGATGATATGAATAAAGTATTTGATTTTGGTGATGATTATGGAATATACATTCCTGAAGTTAAGTATTTAAGCCCAGAACCGCTAGTTAATTATCACGATTTGTCATTAAATGAATACTCAAATGTACATTTTGTGGGTGATGCCTTATCAGCTAGAGGTATTACAGTGTCCGGTGCACATGGTATTTATGTAGCTGAAAAATTACTTAGGAAAGAAGCACTTATTGAATTAACAAATTTAAAATAAAACTATATGTCAGAAGTAAAAAAAATGAAAACAGGAGATAAAACTATAATTTACTATTTAGATGGTAAAATGCATAATTGGGATGGTCCTGCTTTAATACCACAAGGTAATAAACGTTTAGCTGAATATTATTTATTTGGTATTAAACATACTAAGGAACAATGGGAAGAAAAGAAAAAAGACGTTAATGGACAACCATTTTACAAAACAGCATCTGGTAAAGCTTCTGGAGCTAGAGTTTAAGCAGAATTGATATTATATATTTAATATATGAAATTTACTCGTGTATATGAAGATGATGAAACTATAGAAACATGGACTTTTGATTTAGATAAATTTAAACGAGGTCCTGTTTCTGTAGATATTAAATATAAAGCAGGAGCAGATAAAGCAATTAAAGCACGTGCTAAAGAAGCTACACAAATTAAAAAAACAGCACGTCAAATGAAAAAAATAAATAATAAAAATAAAAAATGGCACGAATAGGATTGACAGGAACAGTCTCGGTTGGGAAAACTACATTAGCAAAAGCACTAGGTGAACTAGAGCAATTTAAGGATTATATTATACAAACTGAACGTAGTAAATATCTTAGTGATTTAGGTATTCCTCTAAATACCGACTCTACACTACCAGGACAATTTGTATTTTTAGCTGAACGTGCTAGTGAATTATTACAACCTAATATTATCACAGATCGTACGATTTGGGATGTGTGTTCATTTACATTATCGGCAAAATCTATTAGCGATTATGAAAAACGTACATTTGTTGAATCAGCAATGAATCTTAAAGATTATTATGATTTAATAATATATGTATCACCTCTTGGAGTTCATATAGAAGATAATGGTATTAGAACTACTGATTTAGGTTATCGTATTAAAATTGATACTGCTATTAAAATGGCATTAGAAGAATATAAACCAAAACGCTTAATTAGCGTTGAAGGTACAACTGAAGAACGTATTGCTACTATTCTACAAAATATATAATATTTATACACATAATAAACAGAAATGAAAAAATCAGATTTACATAAAATTGTCCGTGAAGCTATTAAAGAAGTAATAAGCGAAGCTGAAATATCTTCACAAGAAAAAGCAGCTAAAGATGCAGAATTAAATTCAATAAATAAACAAATTCAAGCACTTAACGCTAAAAAATCCGATCTAGCCTCAGGTAGAGCCTCAGTAGTATCTGAAAACGAAATTGATGAAATGGCTAACGTAGCAGTACGTTACGAATTAGCTCCGGGTACTAATGCTGGTAATTTTAGTGGCAAGAAAAATCGTATTATTGCTGCAATGCAAGCTACAGGCGAACCAATGTCTAAAATAGATGTAGCAGGTGAATTAGGATATGATAAACAAAATCCAATTAACGCTGATTTTATGGCTCTTGTTGCTGCCGGGGCAATTAACCAAGCCGGTGGACAAACAGCTCCACGTCTAAATCGCCCACAACCAGCAGCAGCTGAAGTAGGAGATGAAGATGGTGAAGATGCACCAGCAGGATATGAAGGACCAGAAGGTGGTATTGAAGGTGATATGAGTGATGAAGAAATTGAAGCATCATTTGCTAAAATGATGGGTGGAGATGAAGAAGAACCAGAAGCAGGCGAAATAGAAACATCTAATGTTTCAGCAGGTGGTATGTCGGATGATGACTATGAAGCGTTTATGCAATATACAGATTTAGAAAATCGTTTATCTAAAGTAAAAAGCGATATCTTAAAAGCAAAACGCTCTAGACCCTCAATGGGAGATATCTCAGATACACCATCTAATGAATTACAAAATCTACGTGATCTTAAAGCTAGATTGCAAACTAAAATGGATGGTTTATTAGCAGGTAATGAATACTTACAAAAGCGTCAATCTAAAATGGCTAAAAAAGCGGAGCCCGAAGAATTAAGTGAGTGGACTAAAAATAGAATGCAGTTTTATGCAGGAATTATAAAATAAAAACATGAAAAAATTAGTTTTACCTTTAATTATTATTGTTTTATTATTTTGGGTCCTTAATGATAAATGTAATAATAGTAGTAATAATAACAAATTAACAAAAGAATTTAAACGTAAACAAGATAGTTTAAATTATGTTATTGATTCTTTAAAATTTGATATAGTAAAAAAAGACTCTACAATTTATGAATTATATAAAAAAGATGTTGAGTTAAATTATCTATTAATGCATCAAGAAGAAAAAATTAAATATATTACCAAATATGTTGATTCTTCAAAAGATAAAATTGATAAATACTCGGCTCCCGAACTAGTGTCCTCACTTAATCAACGCTATCCAAAAGATACTACTAATACTCCATTATTAATAGCAAAACCTGTATTACAAGCTTCGGCTAAAGATTTAGCTGAATTAGATGGTGCTAGAGAAATAATAATAGTAAAAGATAGTATTATTAGTTTAACTCAAGAAAAAGTAGTTATTAGAGATAGTGTTATAGTTGAATTTGAAAATAAAGAAGTTAATTATAAAATAGTAGATTCTATAAAGACTACTCAAATTGGAGATTGGAAAGTTCAATATAAAGTAGCTCAAAAAGAAAATGAAAAACTAAAATTTCAAAAGAAATTTTCTAAATTAATGGGTAGTATTATTGCTGCGGTATTAGCATTTTTATATATATCTAAATAGTTCTACCTTAGGAACATTCCGTTTAGCATTTTAGACCGATGCGAAAACAATAAGCCTGACCCGTAAGTCAGGCTTTTTTATATATTTATATATATGAGTACATCAACTAAAATATATCTAGTAGAAAATATAAAACCAGGTACTAATAAGGTTTATATTGGTAAAACCAAAAATGATGACCGGTTTTATGGACATCAAACTAAATATGGTCTACAGATACAGTATTCTATAATAGATGAAATAAATTCACTAAATCATAATGATTGGGAACCTTTAGAAACATATTGGATTGAACAATTTAGGCAATGGGGGTTTGAAGTAGTAAATAAACGAAAAAAAGGAGGAAGTGGTCCTATTTCACATACTGAAGAAACAAAACAAAAAATCCGTAAAGGTAAAATAGGTCATGAATGTTATAACAACATAGAAAGAAATAATAAAATTAGTAAAGCATTACAAAATCATTCAAAACATTATACTGAAGATATAATTCAAAAAATGAAAAAACCAAAACCTGAAGGCTTTGGAGAATTATTGAGTCAAATAAAAAAAGGTAAACCTAGACCTGATTTAAAAGGTAGAGTAAGCCCTAATAAAGGTAAAGTATCTCCTAATAAAGGTAATAATAAACCTAAACCACAGGGGTTTGGAGAACATAAGTATAAACCTATTTATCAATATGACTTAAATAATAATATTTTTAAAGAATGGTCTAGTATTAAAGAAGCAAAACTATTTACAAACATAAAAAATATTCCTTTAGCTTTAAGTGGAGCTAATAAAACCGCTGGAGGATATATATGGAAATATAAAAACTTATGAATTCCGCTAGCAACCAACAAATAAAAGATATAATAAAACAGGAGTATATAGCTTGTGCAACTTCACCAACACACTTTTTCCGCAAATACTGTTACATTACACATCCTATTAAAGGAAGAGTATTATTCCATCTATACCCATTCCAGGAAGAGGTATTAAATGAGTTTAGAAATAATCGTTTTAGTATTATTAATAAATCAAGACAGCTAGGTATATCAACACTGTCTGCAGGATATTCATTGTGGACAATGCTATTTAACAAAGATAAAACAGTACTTTGTATAGCAACTAAACAAGAAACCGCTAAAGGTATGGTTGAAAAAGTACAGTTTATGTATAATAATCTACCTAGCTGGCTAAAAGGTAATCAAAAACCTGTATCAGATAATAAATTATCATTAAAATTAGCTAATAATTCTCAAATTGTAGCTACATCAGCCGCATCAGATGCTGGTCGATCTTACGCCGTATCTTTATTATTAATAGATGAGGCTGCGTTTATTGAAGGTATTGATAAAATATATACAAGTATTAAACCTACAATTGCCACTGGTGGGGGTATTATTGCATTATCTTCTCCAAATGGAGTTGGTAACTGGTTTCATAGAATGTATACTGAGGCTGAAATAAGTAAAAATGATTTTAAAGCAATTAAATTAAGATGGGATTTACATCCTGATAGAGATGAGGCCTGGGAACAGAGAGAAAGAACAAATATGTCACCTCGTGAATTTGCTCAAGAATATGACTGTGACTTTTTAGGCTCCGGAAACTCAGTAGTTGAACCTGATTTATTATCATTTTATGAAGAAACATTTATACAAGATCCTATTGAGCGTCGCTTTATGGGTGGTGACTTTTGGGTTTGGCAATATCCTGATTATAGTAAGCAGTATATTGTATGTGCTGATGTGGCTCGCGGTGACAGTAGTGACTATTCTGCGTTCCATATCATTGATGCAACAACGTGTGAGCAGGTGGCTGAATATAAATCGCAAATTGATACCCGCACTTTTGGAAATATGCTTGTTTCTGTTGCTACTGAGTATAACAATGCTTTACTGGTGGTCGAGAATGCAAATATCGGATGGGATGTAATTAATACAATTATAGAAAAAGGATATCAAAAATTATATTATTCACCTCGTACTTATGGTGAGGTAAATATAGATAAGTGGATGGATAAAATGGAAAAGGAACAAACCGTTCCTGGTTTTACTATGTCTTCTAAAACAAGACCCCTTGTTGTAGCAAAAATGGAGTCGTATATTCGTGAGAAGGCTTTTACTTTTCGTTCTAAACGTTTATTAGAAGAGTTACGTGTGTTTATTTGGCAACACGGTAAAGCTCAAGCACAAAACGGATATAATGACGATTTAGTAATGTCTTTAGGAATAGGATTATTTGTAAGAGATACAGCAATGAAATTCTATGAACAAGGAATGGATATAAATCGAGCAATGGTATCTAATATTACTAGAACAAGCTATGAGATGGGTCCATTATTACCTAGCGGACAATCAAATCCGTATGCAATGAATGATGGCCGCGGGGGATTTGAAGACGCATCATGGATATTAGGATAATAAATATTTATACATATAAAACAACATAATGGCAGATAACCAACCAGGTTTATTTAATAGATTAACACGCTTATTTAGTACTGATGTAATCATCAGGAATGTAGGCGGTACTCAATTAAAGGTAATGGATGTAGATAAAATCCAAGCCTTCGGTAACGTAAAAACTAATGCGCTTATAGATAGATTTACTAAACTTCATCGCTATGGCGCTAATATGCCATATAACCCAACGATGAACTACCAAACACTTCGTATTCAGTTGTATACTGACTATGAAGCAATGGATACTGATTCTATCATCGCTTCTACCCTAGACATCATCTCAGATGAATCTACTCTTAAAAATGAAATGGGGGAAGTATTACAAATTAGAAGTGCAGACGAAAATATTCAAAGAATATTATATAATTTATTCTATGATATTTTAAATATTGAGTTTAATTTATGGTTATGGATTAGAAACATGTGTAAGTATGGTGATTTTTACCTACATATGGAGGTTGCTGAGCAATTTGGTATTTACAACGTAACACCATTATCAGTATATGATATGGTTCGTGAAGAAGGACAAAATCCTGAAAATCCATCTTACGTATGTTTTAGAATTGACCCAATGGTAATCGCTGCTGGGGGTATTAGTTCACGTGTTAAAGATAGGGATGGTAAAATTAAATTTGAAAACTACGAAATAGCTCATTTTAGATTATTAACTGATGCTAACTATTTACCTTATGGTCGTTCATATATTGAACCTGCTCGTAAGACTTATAAGCAATATGTACTGATGAAAGATGCGATGTTGCTACATCGTATTACTCGTGCCCCAGAAAAACGTGTATTTACTGTAAATGTTGGTAATATACCCCCACATGAAGTAGATGCATATATGCAGAAGATAATACAGAAGATGAAAAAAACTCCATACGTGGATGCTCAAACTGGTGATTATAATCTGCGTTATAATTTACAAAATATGATGGAAGATTTTTATCTTCCAACTCGTGGAAATGATACAGCAACTAAAATTGATACTCTTAAAGGATTAGAGTATGGTGGAATTGAAGACGTAGTATTTTTACGTGATGAAATGTTAGCTGCTCTTAAAATACCAAAAGCATATTTTGGATTTGAAAAAGATCTACAAGGTAAAGCTACGTTAGCTGCTGAAGATATTAGGTTTGCTCGTACAGTTGAACGTATTCAACGCGTTGCTTTATCTGAACTATATAAAATGGCATTAGTACATTTATATGTTCAAGGATATGAAGGTGAATCATTAGCTAATTTTGAATTATCATTGACTGTTCCATCAATTATATACGAACAAGAAAAGGTTGCATTATGGAAAGAAAAAGTTGATCTAGCCAAATCAATTCAAGATACTAACCTATTACCTTCAGATTGGATTTACGATAATGTATTCCAATTCAGCGAAGATGAATTTGATGAATACCGTGATTTAGTACTTGAAGATAAGAAACGTATATTTAGAATGGCTCAAATTGAAAATGAAGGTAATGACCCAGCTAAAACAGGTAGATCATTCGGTACACCACATGATCTAGCTTCACTATATGGTAAAGGTAGAGCAGGAATGAATGTTGATGGTCCTGTACCTCCGGGATATGATGAAAAACGCCCTATTGGTCGTCCTCAAGAAAAAGCATCAATGATTAATACACAAGATGATCCATTAGGTAAAGATAGATTGGGTAGAAAAGATAACAATACAATATATACTGCTAATATACCTAGTGAAGATGGTACACCAAAAGGTGGGTCCCCAGTTGGATTATCTGAATTAAATAAACATAAGGGATTGTTTGAAGGAATGAATATAGCTCGCAAAAAGTTAGTATTCGAACCAGAACCGGAATCATCACTATTAGATGAAAAAAATATTAGAAATATACAATAAATACATATTTATCGGTAGTGCACACTATTTATTATGAAAATAAAACACAGCAAATTTAAAAATACTGGTATTTTATTTGAACTATTGGTTCGCCAAATAGCATCGGATACCGTATCTAATAAAGATTCTGCAGCTATCGGAATTGTTAAAAATCATTTTAACAAATCTGAATTAGCTAAGGAATATAAATTATATCAAGCCTTAATCACCCCTAAATCTCTTAGTGAAGCTAAAGCTGAAACGTTTATTAATTCAACGTTAGAGGCTTCTTTGCGTTTGAACAAAACAGCTTTACGTAAAGAGAAATACAATATCATTAAAGAAATTCGTGATCATTATGATATTGAGGAATTTTTTAAAGCTAAAATCAGTCATTATAAAGAATATGCTGCTGTTTATAATCTAATAGAAGCACACAATTCATTAGAATTTACAGAACCACAACATATTATTGATAATAAAGTAACTTTACTTGAACACATTACACGTAAAGAAATCAATAAAGAAAATGTTAGAGATCGTGTAATGGAAGAATTTACTAACATGGATACGGGATCTCGCATATTAGCATATCGTATGTTGTTGGAAAAATTTAATAGCAAATATGCTACATTATCTGATCGTCAAAAATTAATATTAAAAGAATTCATCAATAATATTTCTAACACAACTAAGTTAAGAGATTTTGTTAATAAGAATTTTACTACTATCACTGAAGAAATTAAAAAACTAATCCCAACGGTAGCTGATAAAACAACTCAGATTAAGTTAGCTGAGGTAGTTACATTATTACAACCCTTAGATAAAACACAAAATGTAAAAGATGAGAATGTTATTTCACTTTTACAATACTATCAATTAATTGAAGAATTAAAAACTGTTAAATAGTGGATATTAAGGAATATATTAAATCACTTGTACGCGAAATGCTAGACGAAATGTCTGTTTCTGGCGATGCTGGTGGTTATTTAACTCCTCAAGCATTTGCTAAAAAAGGTCAAGGACCAAACGCTGCTACTAAACAAGCACAAAGATCAGGATGGAAACTAGCACCAGGAATGCCTAAAAATTCTAAAGTGCTTGATTATAAAGAATTATGGAAAGGTAAAAAATCCGCTATGAACGAAAACATGTCTGCAGAAGATGCTTTAAAACAAATAAAACCTTTATTAGCACATACAATTGAACATGATAAATTACCTGAATCTTTTGAAGAACTATTAGCTAAGGTTAAAGCAGGGGATGATGAAATTTTAGATAAAATGTGGGATTTAACTGGAAGTGCAATTGATAGATATGCTATTAATGTGTTATCAAAACCAAAAACTATGAACGAGTCACTAATAGATATTATTGAAAAAGAATTACTTAACGAAGTAACATATTCTAAATTTAAAAATGATGTTAAATTTCGTACTAAAAACGAACAATTACATAAAGCAATTCGTGAAGTAAAACGTAAATTATCCGAAATTGATCGTATTGTAGAATATACATCTCGCATGAAGCAAGAATTAAGTGAAGGTGAAGAAGGTGTAAAATACTGGAAAGCAACACAAAAGAATGTTGCTACTATTTCCGAAATGGTAAACCAACTTAACAATAAAATTAAAAATCTACAGCAGTAATGGCAAAGGTTAAAGGTGGTGGAATATCACAAAAATTATCATTCGGTAAACGTAAAAAAGGTAAGGCAAAAAAATCATATAACAAGCACGACAGAAAATCTCGTGTATATAGAGGACAAGGAAAAGCATAATAACTATGAAAAGTATAAAAACACAGTACATTGACTTAATGGAAGGTAGAATGTCACAACATAACTTCATGAGAAGTTTGCGTATGTCATTACCTCAATACATTACTAATGTAACTTCATTTAAAGATTCAGTTAAAATCCTTAAAAATAAGGGTATATTAAGTGAAAATATGGATGTAAAAGATGAAGATGAAGAATTCATTGATATGATTGCTAATGAGGAGTATGAAAAACAATCAATATTTGGTGATGAGGATGAAGCCCCAGATGATTATGAAGATCCTGATATGTATGATAACTATGGTATGGATGCAAGTGAAGGAAAACTTCGTGAAGGTAAAAAGAAAAGAGAACCTAAAAAAGAATTACATCCGAATCAAATCCACCCACAAGAATTAAGAATGGGTATTAAAGTTGAATTGGAACATACAGATGATATAGATAAAGCTAAAAAAATTGCTTTAGATCATTTAGCTGAAAACCCATTCTATTATACAGCATTAAAACTTTCAGGAATTGAATCACCTTCAGTTCCAAAATATAAAGCTCCTGTAGCATTTAAAAAAGAAGTAGCAGCTGAAACTGAATTAGTTGATAAAGTAAATGCAATGAAACCTGTTAAGGGTTTTGAAAAAGCTAAAGCATCATCAAATAAAGCTAAAAAAGAAACTAACAGCGGTGTTAAAGGTGTTAGTGAATTAACTCATAACGCTAAATCCGTTCGTGGCTTACAAAAGTTTGCTGCTACTGGCGGTAAAATGAAAACTGTAAAAGAAGGTCAATTAAATGAAGCCGGAGGTGAGTATACATTTAATGGTACTCTTACTAAAGATGAGCAAATTAAATTAAAAGATATAATTGGTAATTATGAACTAGATGTTCAAGCTACCGATGATACTTACGAAACAACAATTTCACATCCAACATATAATGATAAATCTTTAGAACATGCTCTTAAACAAGTAAGAGGAATGTTACCACAAAAGAAACAATTTGGATACACAGCTGGATTTGGTAATGTACTTCAATCTAAATTAGAAGCACTTGTACGTGAAGTAATGAATGAAATAGCGGATGGTGGAGATGATATGAATCCTCAATATGCTGAAAACGAATACTAATATGAATAAATCATTATTAATAGATCATACCCCCTTCCAATCAGCTAAACTAACAATATTAGAAAATAAACAGTTAGGTGAAGGTAAATCTCTTGTTACCCTTGTAGGTAAATTACAAGAAGCTGAACAAAAAAATGGTAATGGTCGTGTATATCCTCGAGAAATTCTTGAAAGAGAAGTTAAAAAATATGCAGATGGACCGGTAAAAACACGCACTGCGTTAGGAGAACTTGATCATCCTGAAGCATCTGTTGTTAATTTATCAAATGCATCCCATGTTATTACTGAAGTTTGGTGGAAAGGAAACGATTTAATGGGCAAACTACAATTATTACCTACACCTGCTGGTAATATTGCTAAAGCATTAATACTATCAGGCATACCTTTAGGTATATCATCTCGTGGTATGGGTAGTGTTAAACAATTAGGTGAAACAGTAGAAGTACAAGATGATTTCGAATTATTATGTTGGGATCTAGTGTCAGTACCTTCAACTCCAATGGCATATATGTCATTAGCTGAATCTAAGCAACATAAATCTACAAAAGATTATAGTAAAGTAAATAGTTTAATAACTGAAATTATTTGTAACGTAACTGGCGTTTGTCCATTATGTTAATATTTATAGATAAACAATAAAAAAAATAAAATGGCTAAATTAGATAATTCATTTGACAACCTAGACAAAATCGTTAATAAAACACTAAAAAATCTTCGTGAAGGAATTGGTGATATACCAGGAGAAGATCCAAACATCATGGCTGATGAACGCTATGAACAATTCGTATCTTCAGTTGAAAATTCACTTAGACTTGACTTCAAATCTAACCCCGGGTTTAAAGAATTCTGTGATGCAAATTATGATTTGGTTGACGAATATGCAAAAAAAGAGTATCAAGGTAATCAAGATCCTGACGATGCTGCTGCTGATATTTTACAAGCATTTAAAGAAAGCGATGGTGAATTTGATGATATGGAACAGCGCGATAATATGGAACGTGCATTTCAGTCAGGTGAATATAGCGCTTTAGAAGAAAATAAAACAGCAATTAACGAAGTAAAAAGAATGCAGTTATTAGCTGGATTAGTTTAAGTAATCAGCGGTTTTCAATATTTACATATATTTATGGGCATCCTATAATAGGTTGCCCATTCTTTATGCAACCTCGGGTATATTACAAACCCCACTATTAAGATTCCTAATAATCTTATTTCCATAATTAAATTTAAGGAGAAACAATTTATGTCAAACAAAGACCTATTTAAAGAGGCTATCGCCGACGCTAAAGCTGTCCGCGAAGCTGCGTTAGCAAACGCAAAAGTTGCTCTTGAAGAAGCTCTTGCTCCAAAACTCCAATCTATGTTATCTGCAAAGTTACAAGAGATGGATAGAGACAATGAAGAACTTGAAGAGGGATTCTACGATGTAGATCCACAAAACACAAGCGATGAAATTCAAGACAGGTACAGGAAAACTGGCGCTGCACTTGAAGAAGAAGAGCTTGAAGAAGATTTCGATTTATCTTCTATCTTAGCTGAATTAAGCGATGATGAAGATAAAAAAATGAATGAAGCCGAAGACGAAGAAGAATCTGAAGACAAAGATGAAGAAATGGAAGACGAAGAAGAATCTGAAGACGAAGGCGACAAAATCACAGACTTAACTGTTGATGAACTTAAAGACATGATTAAAGACATCATTGCATCTGAAATGGGCGGCGACGAAATGGGCGCTGACATGGGAGATATGGGTGGTGAAGAAGAAATGTCAATGGATCTCGGTGGTGAAGAAGGTGGTGAAGAAGTTGGTATCGAAATGGGTGCTGATGAAGAAGAAGAAATCGACGAAATCGATTTAGAAGAACTATTAGCTGAACTTGATGCCATGGGTGATCAAGATGAAAACGAAGGTATGTATGAAGCTAAAAAAGCTAAGAAGAAAGAAGACAAAGATGAAATGAAAGAGGCTATCGATACAATCGAAACTCTTCGTAATGAACTTAACGAAGTTAATCTTCTTAATGCTAAGTTGCTTTATGTAAACAAAGTATTCAAAGCTAGAAATTTAACCGAATCACAAAAACTCAAAGTAATTGCTCAATTTGATAAAGCAAATACTGCGAAAGAAGCTAAAGCTGTTTTTGAATCATTGAATAATGCTATCGTAAAATCAAAGAAAAGCACTATCAAAGAATCATTAGGATTTGCTTCTAAAGCTGCTGGTGTAGCGCCTAAAAAACAAATCGTTCAAGTGGACGAAACAATGTCTAGGTGGCAAATGCTTGCAGGTATTACTAAATATTAATTTTTTTAAAAAACAAAAATTCATTTAAAATGAACGTACAACAATTACTCGAATCATCAAACCAATACAAGAATGTAATGGATGATGCTCAAAAATTGTCGGCTAAGTGGACTAAATCTGGCCTTTTAGAAGGTATCAAGAACACTAACGACAAAAACACAATGTCAATGTTGCTTGAAAATCAAGCTAAACAATTGATCTCTGAAGCTTCTCAAACAGGTACTCAAGCAGGTGGTTCTGGTGCATACAACGGCGAAAGCTGGTCTGGTGTTGCATTGCCATTGGTTCGCCGTGTATTCGGTGAAATCGCTGCTAAAGAATTCGTTAGTGTACAACCAATGAACTTACCTTCTGGTCTTGTATTCTATCTTGATTTCAAATATGGTACTACTTCTAATCCATTCGTTTCTGGTGGTTCACTTTATGGTGCTAATGCTTCTAACAACGTAACTGATCCTAACTCTGCTTCATTGTATGGTGCTGGTAAGTTTGGTTATTCTATTAACCAATACACTGCTTCTATTACCAATGCTAGTACTGGATCTACAACTTGGGCTGATTTTAACTTTGATTCTACCTACTCTGCCTCTTTTAGCACTTTCAAGAAAATCTCAGTTCCTTTGCCTTCAAATGCTGATTTTAACGGTGTTCGTGCTTTTATTATTACTTCTGGTTCTACTATTGGTGTTGCTCAAAACTTGCAAGCATTTACCACTGTAACTGTAGTAGGAGCTAATAATGCTACAGCTTCGTTCTTTGTTACTTCTTCTGCAGTAGCTGCTAATATGTCTCCAACTGCTGCAACTGTAACATTGTTCTACGATGTACAACCAGATGCTACTAGCCGTGGTGATTTTGAAGATGGTCAAACTAAAGTAGGACCTACTAATGCTCCTACTACAATCTCTATCCCTGAAATTAACGTTCAGTTGAAATCTGAAGCAATTGTTGCTAAAACTCGTAAGTTGAAAGCACAATGGACTCCGGAATTTGCTCAAGATCTTAACGCTTATCATAGTGTTGATGCTGAAGCTGAATTGACTGGTATCTTATCTCAATACATCTCTATGGAGATTGATTTGGAGATCTTAGATATGTTGATTCAAAATGCATACACAACTGAAAGATGGTCTGCAGTTAACAACCAAGCAATAGATGCTGCAGGTACTGTTAATAACAACTTAGGTTTCTATAACACACAAGGTGGTTGGTTCCAAACTTTAGGTACTAAATTACAGAAAGTTTCTAACATCATCCATCAGTTAACCCTTCGTGGTGGTGCTAATTTCTTAGTTACTTCTCCAACAGTATCAACAATCCTTGAATCAATTCCTGGATTTGCTGCTGATGGTGATGGTGATAAACTAGAATACAACTTTGGTATCCAAAAGATCGGTTCTCTTAACAGTCGTTACAAGGTTTACAAAAACCCTTACATGACCGAAAACGTAATCTTAATGGGTTACAAAGGAGCTCAATTCCTTGAGTGTGGTGCTGTATTTGCTCCATATGTTCCATTGATCATGACTCCATTGCTTTACGATCCTAATACCTTCACTCCTAGAAAAGGATTGATGACTAGGTACGCGAAGAAGATGATTCGTCCAGATTATTATGGTAAGATTTATGTTGCTGGTTTGAATACTCTTTAATCTAGTATAACATACTTAACCCCGTAAGGCTAAAAAGAAAGAACCCGAGCCACAAGCTCGGGTTTCTTTTTTAATATTTATATTAAATAAAATAAATTATGTTTTTTAGAGAAGAATTACCTTGGCAACATTTCATTAAATTAAACAATATAAGAAAGTTACCATTAAACGAGCAAAAAGAACACTACAATAGATATTTAAACAATTTAGCTACCCAATATATATTAGCTCAAATTGGTGCTGCTAATGGTGGTAGTTCACTAACTACTTCTCCTATAACTACTTCTCCTATTCCTGGCTCAAAAGATTCATCTTTTGATATTGGAAGTGGATTTAATAATAGTGTTACTGTAGTCGCAATTCAATCAGATGGAAAAACATTGGTTGGAGGAAAATTTACAACGTTTTCAGGTTCATCGCAAAATTGTTTAATAAGACTTAATTCTAACGGTTCAATTGATTCATCTTTTAATATTGGAACTGGATTTAATGGTGAGGTAATGTCAATTGCAATTCAATCTGATGGAAAAATTTTGGTTGGAGGAAATTTCACAACATTTTCAGGGGCATCACAAAATTATTCAATAAGACTTAATTCAGATGGTTCAAAAGATTCAACATTTAATATTGGAAGTGGATTTGACGGTGCTCCTTCTTCAATTGAGATTCAATCAGACGGAAAAATCATACTTGCAGGATATTTTACAACATACCAAGGTTCATCACAAAATAATTTTATAAGACTTAACTCTGATGGTTCGAAGGACGCTTCATTTAATATTGGAACTGGACTTGGAGCTGTTTATATTGGTATTATAAAAATTCAATCAGATGGAAAAGTTGTAGCGGGAGGACAGATAATTAGTTTCAATGGACAAACAACATATAATTTAATAAGACTTAATTCTAACGGTTCAATTGATTCATCTTTTAATATTGGAACTGGATTTAATAATGTAATTAGAGCTATTAGTATTCAATCTGATGGAAAAATCATAGCTGGTGGTAATTTTACAACATTTTCAGGTTCATCACAAAATTATTTAATAAGACTTAATACTGACGGTTCAAAAGATTCAACATTTAATATTGGAAGTGGATTTAATAGTTTAATTTTATCAACTGAAGTTCAATCTGACGGAAAGATATTAGTTGGAGGATTTTTCTCAACATTTACAGGTTCAACACAAAATGGATTAATAAGACTTAATTCAGATGGTTCAAAAGATTCAACATTTAATATTGGAAGTGGGCTTTCATGGGGCGCTTTAACTTTTGGTAATAATATTAAAATTCAATCTGATGGAAATATAATAGTCGGAGCCGGATTTACAACATTCAATGGTTTAACACAAAATTATTTAATAAGACTTAATAAATAAAATCTTTATATAACATATAATTATTATTTTTAAAAAAACAAAAAATGACAATTAAAGAATTTTTAACAGATAAAACATTAACGGCAGTTGAAACAGTTGATAACTTAATTATTAATTTGATTTGCGGAGAAGTATTAACAGGAATTAAAGCTGATACATCAAACATACCTTCAGGAACTTTAACAACCAGAAGAAATGATTTCACATTAATTAATAATATTTTATCTGTTGATAGCATATCAGTTAATACACAAACAACAGATATATTAGGTTCTAATCTAGTATAACATAATTAACCCCGTAAGGTTAAATAGAAAGAACCCGAGCCACAAGCTCGGGTTTCTTTTTTAATATTTATATGAAACAAACATACCGTTTATGAAGGAACCTAATCGTGTTAGGAAAAATGAAATTAAGGCAATTAATGTTCTACAATTAAATGATGAGCAAAAAGAAGCAAAAAGGTTAATAGTAGAAAATCAAATTGTTATAGTAACGGGAAGAGCAGGTAGTGGAAAATCATTAGTATGTGCTCAAGCAGCATTAGATTTCCTTAAGAAAAAACAAATAGGTTGTATTTACAATACAAGAGCAGCAATCGAAGTAGGTAAATCACTAGGATACCTTCCAGGGGCATTAAGTGATAAATTTGATCCTTATATGGAAGCTTTACTTGAAAATTTAGCTAAATGCTGTGCTAATCCAAAAGAAGTATCTGACCTAATTGCTGCAGAAAAAATTAAAGCAATGCCGGTTCAATTTATTAGAGGTAAAACTGTTGACGATATATTAATTGTAGAAGAAGCACAAAACCTAACTAAAGGTGAAATGTTAGCTATAATAACACGTTTAGGAAAAACAGGTAAAATTATTATCAATGGCGACAACGAACAGACCGATATCAAAACGTCAACGGGTGAAATAAACGGCTTAAGCTACGCTATCGAATTATCCAAAAAAATAGATGAAATTAAGTGGATTAAGCTGAAGGAGAACCACCGCTCTGATTTAGTAGGTAAGATACTTGAATATGAATATGGAAAGTAATAACTATTCAATATTTATACATGTTAAATACTACTTAAATAATGGGCGCCAAAGCAATAAATCTAAAAAAACTGTGGGATGAATATTACGGTGATACATCGTATTTGAATCCTGTCAAATGTAATACACCATTTGAATATTACACAAACGATCCTGAATTCGTTCGTGATGCTAAAAGCAGTACACGCTTTGTAGCACAACGTTTAGGTGCTAGTGGTTTGGGTCTTACTCAATTAAATATTAGTGATCTTACTGTATATGCTGCTTTTGAAGAAGCAGTTACTACATATGGTAATTTAGTTTACCAATACAAAATTAGAGATCAATTTATCAATATTGAAGGATCTGATGCTGCTCCTTTTAATAATAATACTGTTACGTATGTTAATAGTATTGATATAAACTCACCTGTTACTTGGTCTGCTGCTAGATTAGCTACATATGCTGATGTTAATTATGATACGCATTTTTCCCAATCGATTGTTAATGGAGGTGTATATGTAATATCTGCTTCTGTAAATAATTTTGTTTTACCTAACAAAGATTATGTAAAATCAATTACGCTTGCAACTGAATTTGTAACTGCAAATACGGGTTTAACTGTTGATTTAAGTGCATATGTTTATAATCAATTAAATAGAATGGGAGGTCCAACAGTTGGGTCTACTATTACTTCTGGTGAAAGCTATGTTTATCTATTTACTACTAGTCCTCAAATAGCAAGCGGATCAGTAATATTCGGAAGTGGATCTATACCAACTGTTTATATTCAAGATAGTCTAGAACCAGAATTAAATAATAAGTTAATTACTAATAATCTTGCTAATTTAACTACTACTATAGCTGATGATTATGCTTCTGAAGCAGGTATTGGTGGTAATTTTAATGTGATGACGGGTAGTGTAGATATGCAAAGGGGAGTTCAAAACTATGATTTAAATGCTTGGGCTGCTGCTTCAGCATCCTTAGATCTTGGAGATAGAATTGAAATTAGAAGAGTATTTTATGAAGAACCACCTGCAATTGTAAGATACTTTGATCCATACGCTGGTACCGGTACTGGTATTCAATCATTACTTGAAACGTTTGGATTTGGTCAATTTTCTCCGGGTATTAACTTCTTATTAATGCCAATTAACTTTGATGTACAGAAAATTCAAGCAATTGAATTTAATGATCAAATAAGAAAAGCAGCTTTTTCATTTAATTTAGTAAATAATCAACTAAAAATATTTCCTATTCCTGATAGGGATAAAAGATTATTTTTTGAATACGTTAAAATAAGCGAAAAATATAATCCTGTAAAGGATACTAGAACAAATCTTGTTACTGATATAATGAATGCTCCTTTTAGAAATCCAATCTATTCTAAAATTAATACTGTAGGTAGAACTTGGATTTTTAAATATACTTTAGCACTATGTCGTGAAATTGAAGCACATATTCGTATTCAATTTGCGAATGTTAATGTACAAGGTGTAGGTTCATTACAAGGATCTGAATTAGTAGCTGATGCTAGGACAGAAAAAGAACAATTAGTAACAGAATTAAAGGAAATGTTAAATGAAACATCACGTAAAGGTCAATTAGAGCGTAAACAACTCGAAGCTGGATTTATGAGAGATACATTACAACAAATACCTTTACCAATTTATATATTCTAAATGAAACAATTTTTAGGAGTACAAAGGTATATTAATTTAGGTGATTGCGATGCTGGGAACTTTCCAGATGCTGTACCAACAGCATCCGCCACTAAACCCGGAGCTCCTTCAACCCCTTCAAGTCCTCCTACTGTAGGCACCAATGTTATTAAAAATAATTATATAGATCAAGCTATCCAAGCACAAATCAACTTTTCAAATATGAAAGTTGGTTATTTTAAAATCGATTTATATAAAACAACAGTTAATATGTATGGTGAAGCAACTGAAAAGTGGTATTATCCTCCATTTGAAGTTAAATGTTTAATTGAAAGAGGAGATTTTGCTTATTCTGATACTGAATATGGTCCTGACATAAATCAGACTATGACAATTAAGATACCGAAATTAAATATAGACGAAACTGGATTGAATTTTAATCCTGAAGTGGGAGACATAATAACTGATCAAGAAAGATACTATCAAGTAAATACAGTAGATAGATCATTTATAACAATACCTGGAAGTGGAGACGCCGGAGCTTCTCTAGGAACACCGGGACAAATAGTCTTATTCACATTAGGTGCTTATTTAACAAGGACAACACAACTAAACTTAGTAAAATATAGCTAATGGGATTATTAAGTAGAATATTATTACAAGAAGGTATCACAATTTTTAGGTGTGATATTCTTATTAAAACAAATGCCGACGATAATAAAGTAGAAATTTATAATGAAATTAGAGCTTTAAATGGAGTTGTTACTGTTAATGTTGAACAAAGTGATTTTTTAAATGCTAAAGCAACTAAAGATTATGAATATTCTTTACTTAGATTAAAATATATTGGTAGAGGAGATGCAAAATCTTCAATTAAAGAAATTGGTATAGATGCTGTAACTAAAAATAGAATTCCTGGTTTATTGCAATTTATACCTAGATACCCAACAATTACTAAAGTAGGATCATATTAATATTATAAAAATGAAATTATTAGACATTATAAAGGAATTAGAAAGACCAAAGCAAATATATGCTGATAAAGATCCAAGTAAACAAGTTACTATTGCTGATTTAACTCCTGAGGAAAAAGATGAATTATTTGCAAACGGTTCTTTATTAGTAAAGATGCCTACTGATCCGAATCGTCCTGAAACAAGCGTATCCCAAGTAATTAATTTGCCTAAAATGGATCAAGTTAAAAAAGATATCATTCAATATAAAAAAGAATTTGATGTGTTTATGTTTTCTACTGACCCTGATATTGTAGCAATAGCAAAAGAAATTAATAAGAATTTTAATCAACTATATAGAGTATTAAATGCTCTTGATAAATCTATTGATTTAAAAAAAAGGGGTAGAATATAATGAGGGATAGAAAACCCATACCAAAAAACCAAGCTGAAATAGTACAAGATACTATTACACCTTATCTTAATCAAGGCAAACCAGTTAGTCAAAATGTATTTACTCATCGTGATAATAGAGCATTAAATACTACTCGCAAAACTGATAAGATAAAGGATATTTCTATTGGTTTAGAGGATATTGATTATGCTATTAAATATTACTTTGAAACTGCTGTTTTACCAACTATAGTACAAGATGGAAATAGAATAGCAGTTCCTGTTATATATGGTTCTCCTGAACGTTGGAAATCAGTTCAAGCAGATGGTTATTATAGAGATACTAATGGTAAATTAGTAGTTCCTCTTATAATGTATAAGAGAAGTGGTATTGAAAAAAATAAATCATTAGGTAATAAAATAGATGGTAACTTAGCTGCATTATTTCAAACATTTGAAACAAGATATAATCAAAGAAATCAATATGATAGGTTTTCTATTTTAAATAATAGAATTCCATCAAAACAAATCTATGTTTCTGTAGTACCTGATTATGTTACTGTAACATATGAATGTGTTATATTCACAAATTTTGTAGAACAAAATAATAGCATAATTGAATCAATAGAATTTGCTGCTGATTCATATTGGGGGGATAAAAATAGATATCAGTTCAGAACATCAATTGATAGTTTTGCTACAACAAATATTATTAATACTGGTGAAGATAGAGTAGCAACTACTAATGTTAGTTTAAAAGTGAATGGTTATCTAATCCCAGACACTATTAACCAACATCTATCAGATACTAATATGCATTATTCCCCAGCTCAGATTATATTTACGATGGAAACATCCGATAATTCTGAAACGTTTAATGCTACAACTAAACAGACAGCACCTAAAACAGCAATGGGTGGTGCTTCAATTTCTGATTCTTATAATGTGAATATAACAAATATATCAGCTGGTGTGACAAATAATGTGTCTCTTTATCTAGCAACAAGCAAATCAAAATATGCTAGTACCGTAACAACGAATACAGCAACTTTTTCTGCTGCTTTCTTAGCAGCACCATTACCTTTACCACCTACCGATAAAAATAGCTTTACATATTTTGTAAATGGTCAATTAGTAGACATTAATTCGGTTACTGACTTTGTAGATAATGAAAATGGAACTTGTACTTTAACTATAAATACTGGTTTATTACAATATACATTAGTTTCAACAGATCAAGTAATAGTAATAGGTAAATTTCAATAACATGGCACGATTAAGAATAGAACAAATAATTTCTAATTTATCTTATAATAGTGGTTCTAATACTCTTATTATTAGTGGTTCTGCTCAAGTAGTATCTACACCATCTCAAACAGGCTCACTATCAATCCAAAATATTGATTCATTCGGTGATAGCGGTAGCTTTTATACGCTAGACTTAGGGGACTATTAATATTTATTAGCGGCTATATATATAGCTTTCACCGTTAGTATATACTAGTATGTCAAATCAATTTTTAAAATTACGCCGCTCTGCGGTGCCTGGTAGAATTCCTACCACTTCTTCTCTTGATTTTGGAGAGATAGCTTTAAATACATACGACGGTCTGGCTTTTATGAAAAAGTCAGGTTCTAGCGGCGAACAAATTGTTACATTAGGAACAGGCACTGGCGGTGGGAGTATAACTGGCTCTCAATTTTTTCTTCCTGTATTTAATAGTACTAGCTCATTAATTACTAGCTCAATCTATCAATCAGGTTCATTTACATCTATAGGTGCTACATCATCATTATTTCCTAATGCTCTTGAAACCCTTCTAGTAAATTCTCGAACAAATTCATATAACCTAATATCAGGCCATGCTAATATAGATAATTACGTTCAATTAAATATAAAAAATTTTAGCGGAGGTCCTAGTGCATCTGCTGATATAGTAGCAACAGCAGATACCGGAAATGAGGAAAGTAATTATATTAATATGGGCATCAATGGTTCTAACTACACAGCTGGGAATGCTATTGGTGGAGCCTTAGATGCTTATTTATATAATACTGGTGAGAATTTATATATAGGTAATACTGCGCAAAGTAAACAGATTGTTTTTTTTAATGGTGGGTTTGATGTTAATGCAAACGCAGCTTTATTTATTCATGATCAAGGTACTATTACTATTAATACTGCTTATTATAATACAACATTTCCACCATCACTAGGAATACAAGCACCAAATTCAACAACTAATACATTAATTGAAGCTGTAGGTAATACGGATCAATTTTTACAATTAGCAATATCTAATGAAAATAATGGATCATTTGCCTCATCTGACATAGTTGCCTATAACAATTTAGACCCAACAAATCAAGCATTTGGGTTTATTGATATGGGAATTAATTCAACCAATTTCAATGATCCAATTAACTACCCAGGTTGGATAGGAGGACATTCGTACTTGTTTTCAGATGCTCCTGGAATGGTAATAGGTAGTACATCAGGTAGTAGCCAAGTAAATATATTTGCAGGAGGTAATAATCCTATAACAAATAGTAAATTACTAATAAGAGCTAATAATATACATTCATTAACTGGTTCATTACAAGTAACAGGAAGCATAACTGGGAGTAGTGATTTTCTTATTAGTGGAATAACAGTCGGTAGAGGCAATAGTAGTATAGGAATTGCTACAAATACTGTAGTAGGAAATGGTGCATTTATAAGTAACACTGCTGGACACACCAGCGTTGCTATTGGATTAGGTTCTCTTAGAAATAATACAACCGGATATAGAAATTTTGTAATAGGAGTCAATTCTTTGTATTATAATACTACAGGAGCTGAAAATTTAGCCATGTCTGCTTTTTCTTTACAAAATAATACTATTGGAAATGGAAACATAGCTATAGGTTTATATAGCACATTTGCTAATATAGCAGGTAATTATAATGTTGGATTAGGTAATTATACTAATTATGAAGTAAGTGATGGTAGTTATAATACTAGTATAGGACATAACACAGGAAGAGGCGTAGTAACTGGAAATTATAATACAGTTTTAGGAGCGCAAGTAACAGGTTTATCAGCATCATTATCAAATAACATCATCATAGCAGATGGTCAAGGAAATATAAAATATCGTTGGGATGCTACTCAAAATAACATTTATGGAAATTTAGCAGTAACAGGCTCCGTAACAGCTACTACTGGATTTACAGGGTCACTTGAAGGTACAGCTAGTTGGGCTCAAAATGCATTATCAGCATCTTATTGGAGTGGTAGTGTTTTAAATGCAACAAGCGCTTCATTTGCTTCAACAGCCTCATCAGCAGATAATTTTACTGTAAGAGGAACACTTACCGCTCAAACGATTGTAGCGCAAACAATTACCTCTAGTACTGATTTCGTAACTGGCTCTACTAGATTTGGTAGTTTATTAAGTAATACACATCAATTTACTGGTTCAGTAAGTATAACAGGTAGTTTAGCTGTAAATGGAAGTAATGTAATACTATCAAATCAGACTGGATCAATGTCTGTTGCTACTGCTTCATATATTTTAAATGCTGTATCTGCTTCATATGCAGCTACGGCTTCATATGTTCCCGCTTCTGGAGTAATAGGATTAAATTTATCACAAATATCTACAGGTAGTGTAACTGCTAGTGTTAACACAGGAACTAATATATTCAATATAGTTAGTGGATCTAACACATTGGTTGTAGTTGATAATGCTGGAAGTGTTGGTATTGGAATTACAAGTCCTACAACTAAATTAGATGTTAATGGAAGTATTTCTGCAAAAATGCCGTCTTACAATTCTACTGGTTTTCAGATATTAAATGCCGATGGTGTACAGGATTGGTCATTTTATAATAATGGGAATAGTCCAACAAATGGTAGACCATTTTTACTTGTTCCACGATGGTCAAGTGGAACTCCTATACAAATAAGTGCAATAAATCAAAATAATTCGGGGGTAAATGACGCTATATTAATTGGTGGTAGTGCTTCTGGTGCCACTCTATCAGATAAATCAATTAGGATAGGAAAAAATGCAGGAGGTAGTGTAGGAGTAGGTTCTATTATAATAGGTACTGGTAGAGCATCTGGAATTTATAGTATATCTATTTCATCTGACCAATATGGTATTGCGGTAGGAAATGTTCTAAACGACAGAACATTTTTAATTGGATCTTCAGTTGAAGCAACAACTACAAATAATAATCAAGGAGTATTAAATGCAATAGATGTTTATGTAGGAAGACCTGCAAGAAGTTCATCACTTAGTGGAGATATCTCTCAAGGACTTGCCACTTCTATAAATGGGATGGGTGGCTATGGTCAAACTGATGCTACTGGGGGTAGTTTGACTATAAATGGTGGAGTGGGTTTAGGTGCCGGAGCAAGTGGTGATATAATATTTGGAACGGCTACACCCACATCAACAGGCACTACACTACAAACATTAAGTAATAGGGTATGGATAAAAGGCCAGACAGGAAATGTAGGTATAGGAGTTAGCCCAGATGCTGCATATAAATTAGATGTAAGTGGATCTACTAGGTTAAACGGAAATGCTCAAATAACTGGATCTTTAACCATCACTCAAGGCATTACTGGTTCTCTTTTCGGTACATCGAGTTGGGCACAAAATGCGGTAACATCATCTTATATTCTTAATGCAGTAAGCTCATCGTTTGCCTCTACTGCCTCCTATGTTCTAAATGCTATATCATCATCATTTGCAACAACAGCGTCGTACGCTTTAAACGGCGGTGTTACCCAAATCGTAGCAGGAACAAATGTAACTATAAATCCTACAAGCGGAACGGGTTCTGTTACTATTAATGCAGCTGCAGGCGCTGCTTTTCCATTCACTGGTTCTGCTCTAATTACAGGTAGTTTAACTGTAACAGGATCTATATCCACTACTTCAACTCTGAATATAGGCAACAGCCAATTCAATAACACATCATCAGTAACAACAGCAGGAACTACTATAGTATCCTCTATAGCAACCAGTTCCTTCAACTCAGCATTCTATAATTATTATATAATGTCGGCTTCAAATGCTAGAGCAGGACAAATAATGAGTGTATGGAGTGGAAGTACAGTACGATATACAGAAGTAACTACTACTGATATAGGAAATACAGCTACAGCTTCATTTGCTATAGCCATATCAGGATCAAATATAAATTTAAGCCTTACAGCACCTGGTGTATGGACAGTAAAATCTATTGCTAATTTATTATAAAATTGTTATATGGGATTTCAAAACGGATGGAGAGGACCTAATATAGTATCTGATGGACTAGTGTTGTATCTAGACGCTGGATCTCCTAATTCGTATAGGCCTGATTTTGGTACTACGTGGAAGGATATGAGTGGATTTAATAATTCCGGATCATTAATAAATGGGCCTACTTATAGTTCTGCTAATGGTGGTAGTATTGTGTTTGATGGGACTAATGATTATATTCTTCTTCCTACTAACTTCTTTAATCCTAATACTGGAACTCCATTTTCTGTATCTTTTTGGTTTAAAACTTCTGTAGCTAGCGGTGTTATATTTGGACAACAAAGCACAAATATTCCCAATGGTTCTGCTGGATGGGTACCTGCTATATACGTTAATACAAATGGCAATTTAACAACATCTTGTTTTTGGGGAGGAGCACAAGCAAACGCTTCTACGTCTACAACTGTAGTTAATAATAATAGTTGGTACAATGTATCTGTAACTTTTGAAAGTACATCTCATGTTAGTTATTTAAATGGAACAAGTTTTTCTACAATATCAAAAACTCAAACAAATTATTCGAGTATATATTATTATTTTATTGGATCTGGCACACAGAGTACGTGGCCTTTAGCAGGTGTAACTCCTTTTTTTAATGGACTAATTAATAATATGCTATTTTATAACAAAGCATTATCACCAACAGAAATCCTACAAAACTATAACGTACAAAAATCACGCTTCGGCTTATAACTATGGGAGTATCAGGTGGACCAAATATAATAAGAGATAGTAGCTTAGTATTAGAGCTGGATGCTGCTGATAGGAATAGCTATCCTGGTAGTGGAACTACATGGAGAGATTTGACTGCAAATAATAATAGTGGATCATTAGTAAATGGGCCTACATTTAATTCTGCTAATTTGGGAAGTATTGTGTTTGATGGAACTAATGATTATGTATCTATACCAGCATCTATGAGTTTATCTAGTCATACATTTATTTCTTGGGTTTATTTTAATTCATTAAATAAAGATTGGATTCCTATAGCAGAATTTCAGTCAGGGGGTTCTACTAGAGCACACTACTATGTACAAGGAGATTTAAACCCTTCTCAAATAAGAGGTTTTGGAGCAAACTGGACTCCTAATTCAATCACAGATAATTCTACATGGGGTAGTTCTAATTTAACAACTGTACAACCTAATAAATGGTATATGCTAACAGGCAGATTAGATGGAAGTTTAGGAGATACATATATTAATACAGAAAAGAGTAAAGCAACCAAAACTGGAATATCATATAATAATGTAGGAACAACAGATATACTTAATGCAAGAATTGGAAGTAGTTTTTATAACTCAGGAATAGTTGGTAGCATATTAGTATATAGCCGTGCATTATCAGATGCAGAAATCCTCCAAAACTACAGCGCATTAAAATCAAGATTCAATCTATAAAGTTATGGCAACACAATACGCAAACGGTAAAATAGTAACGTCAGGATTAGTATTAGCATTAGACGCTGCTGATAGAAATAGCTATCCTGGTAGTGGTACTACTTGGAATGATGTTAGTGGAAATGGGTATAATGGAACTTTAGTTAATGGGCCTACTTTTTCAAATAATAGTATTGTGTTTGATGGAACTAATGATTATCTCAATATTCCAAACATACCCCTAACAAATTATACAACGATAACCATAGAGATGTTTATTAGTTCTTCTTTTCCAAATGAAAGTATGTTGTGGTCGATAGACGGAGGTGGTGGGCCCGATTGGTACACAAAGGATAATACTATGGGATATAATTCGTATGGTGGGGATGTTTACGGATTTTCCGCCTCTGTTATGAGAGGTGGGTGGAGGAATATAGCAATGACATATACAAAAAATCAAAGTGTCTCTTTAAATGTGGTATATGTAAATGGGAATCAAGTAACTACATCACAACAATTGGGCGGTACATCGGCACGATCATTTTCTACTGGTTTAAAAATATGTAGTGATATTAATGGGGGGTTATATTTCTTACAAGCCATTATTCCTGTAATAAAAGTTTATAACAGAGCCCTATCACCACAAGAAATCCTACAAAACTATAACGCACAAAAATCACGCTTTAATTTATAAACTATGGCATACGCAACTAGAGAATTTATGATTTTCAACGTATCAGAACTACCAAACGTTGACTTTACTCAAGTATTAGAAACATCTATTGACACCGTAAGAAAATCAGTAGATGAAACAAAAACATTTGTAAAATGGGATGGAGAAGGGATTCCATCATCAGTAGACCTATTAACAACAAAAGAAGGACCTTATACTTACGAAGAAATCCTAACAATATTAGCTACAGAAGAATGGACTAATCCATCAGGCAGTATGATGCCTTAATATTTATACATAACCCGCTGTTGGACAGTGAAAACAGTAAATACATATGCCAAACGAATTCAAAATCAAGAACGGCGTCATCGTCGATCAAGGTGGAGCCAACATATCAGGCTCATCTTTTATTTCAGGAGCTCTAGCAATTAATGCTTCAGGATCAAATGTATTTACTGTTGATGGTACAGCAGGCCGTCTATTCTCCGTAGATGATTCTTTATCAGGATCATTATTTTCAGTTAATACTGCTGCTGGTTTACCTGTAATTGAAGCATTTTCAGACAACATAATTCGTGTTGGTCAATATGGTAAGCAAGCATTATTTATTTCTCAATCTAAAGTTGGTATTGGAAAAGAAAATGCCTTAAATGGTATTTTAGATGTAAGTGGTAGTGTTACTGTTACTGGTAGTATAACTGCAACTAATTTTACTGGCTCATTATTTGGATCAGCTTCATATGCTCTTACTGCATCATTTGCCTTAAATGCTGGTGGTGCTTCAATAGACACTGGGTCATTCGCTACAACAGGTTCAAATATATTTAGAGGAAATCAGATAGTAACAGGTAGTTTATTTACTAGTGGCTCTAATACATTAGTAGGAGTTACTACATTAACAGGTAGTCTCCTAATAACAGGCTCTACTACTCAAACAGGAAATAATACTTTAATAGGTAATACCTTACTATCAGGTAGTATCATAATTTCAGGATCTCAAGGACCCGGTAATTTAACAGCATCAGTACAAATATATGGAGATATCAGACAAACTGGTTATCATAGATTTGACCCTGTAAATACAAGTATAGATACTTCAATATCTGCCTCTTACATTTATGTAAGTGGATCTACAAATGACTTATATTTTAGTCAAAATGGTCAAGGTTACGCTAATACAACTCGTTTACGCTGGTTAGAAGGTAATTTATATACTGGTTTATTAGGTGGTGGTGTTTTAAGTTCTACTCCTGGCTCAACAACATTTAATTTATCATCAGGAAGTGGTATTATAGTATCATTAAATGCGGTTACATCAAGCGCTAATCCGTTTCCAACAATACAATATGTTAGCTGGCCAACATATACTAATCAACCAATCATAAATTCAGGCTCAGCTAAAATTACATATATTAGTGTAACATCTGCTGGAGCTATTAATCAACAAATAGTACCAATTGGTAGCACAGATGTTAATCAGTATGATACTCAAATTGAAATAGGTGTTGTATTACATTTATCAGGCAGTGTATCTAGTGGAGTTTATAATACTCCTCAATTATCATATGGATATGCTCAAAGAAATGATGATTTTGTTCGTGCTTTTGGTCCTCTAAAAGTATCAGGGCATACTCTACAAGCTAGTGGATCAACTTTAGGATTAATAAAATCAGAAGGTACTGCTTATAACAATGGATCTAACTATGTTGTTAATCCAAATCATGCATCATTAACATCTGATCCAGCAATTACAACAAGCAAAATTTATCGTTATTATGTTTCCGGATCTACTTCTATAATTGATACTGGTGTTGCCAATGCAGGGTATACAGTTATTAATCCTACGTTGTATAATAATAACGGAGTTTTAACAGCGGTTCCCGGTGGTGGAGGTCCAGGGTCTAAATATACAATACAAAGAGTATTTTGGATTCCTAATTCCCCTACAAATGCCTTTTTAGTTTACTATGGTAATGCTGCATATTCATCTGTAATAGATGCCCAAAATGCTATTGGTACAGAACCATTTACAGAAGCTCCTAATACAACAGCAAACGGTATTTTAATAGGTTATATTATAGTACAAGGTAAAGAAACAAATTTAACTAATGCTACTATTATTCAAGGCGGATTATTTAGAAGTATAAATGGTATAGGAAATAGTAATACGAACCCTGCTTCAAATACATTAGCTGGACTTGCAGATGTATCTATATCATCTCCAACTAATGGACAACCTTTAGTTTATAATAGTGCGACTTCAAAGTGGGAAAATCAATCAACTTTAACTGCTACTTTAGTAGGAAATGCTAGTACTGCAACAACAGCTTCATTCGCTTTTACATCATCACTTCCACTTAGAGGTTTAATAACTGGATCTGTAGCTGGTGCTACACTTACTTTTACTAAAGGAGATGGTACAACTTTTGATCTAACAGTAGCACAATCGGGAACTGTTTCAACTGCTTCATACGTAACATCATCTGGTGTTTATGGTCCTAATGGATCAAACAGTATATTATCTTCATCTTTTGCTGCAACCGCTGCATTAGCTCCAAATTATGTATTAAATTCTAGCACAGGTTCATTTGTAACAAATAGTCAAACATCTTCGTTTGTAACAAATAGTCAAACAGGATCATTTATATTAAACTCACAGACATCTTCAATGACTGTTGCAACTGCATCGTTTGCAACTAGTTCTTTAAGTTCATCCTTTGCTAGTACTGCTTCATTTGCTCCTTTATATGTACTAAATTCACAAACGTCCTCGTTTGTTCAAAATAGCCAAACAAGTTCGTTTGTAACTAATGCTCAAACATCTTCGTTTGTATTAAATTCTCAAACATCTTCAATGACTGTAGCTAGTGCTTCCCAAGCAGCTACAGCATCAAGCGCCGATAATTTTACTGTTAGAGGCACATTAACGGCTCAAACAATTGTAGCTCAAACTATTACATCGTCTACTGATTTCGTAACTGGATCAACAAGATTCGGCTCTTTATCAACTAATACACATCAGTTTACTGGTAGTGTAAGTGTAACAGGAAGTTTAGATGTTAATGGTACTGCAAGAGTTCAAACATCACTTGAGATTGTAAGTGGAAGTGGATTACTATTAGGCGGTTTAACTGCTTTAGGTTATGTTGGAAGCATACTAGAAATAGGAAAAGCCTCAGGTTGGAGTGATGTCCGTATGTTTACAGGTGGAGTTTCTAAATACTTACAAACAGCAGCATTAACAACTATTAATAACACAACAATAAATTTAGGAACTGCAACCGTTCAACTAGCAGGAGTTGATGCTTTAACATATTCGGGAACAGATCTTCGATTTGGTTCAGTTGCTGCAGGATTTAATAATTTATCATTTCATGTTGCTGGAAGTGAAAAGGCAAGAATAACAGCAGCAGGTCGTCTATTATTGGGAACAACATCAGAGGATACGATTTTATTAGATGTAAGTGGATCTGCAAGATTAGGTTCAATTAAAACTGGCAATTTTGGTTCAGGAGATAGTATACAATTCCTTAATCAAGATTATTCTTTTACCACAGTTTCTAATATTTTAAGAATTAACGTAGGAAGTGGTTTAAATAATAAAATTGATATAACTAATCAAGGAGGTAATACAGCGTTTAGATATTTTACAGGAGGTGTATATAGTACTTTTGGGATGTATCAAACAGACTTATTTTCAAATAATCAGGCTAGTTCAGCAATACTTGAATTAAGAAGTAATGCAATGGGTTTTCTTCTTCCAAGAATGACAGCAGCCCAAAGGATTGCTATCTCATCTCCTGCACAAGGATTATTAGTGTATGATACCGGATCTGTAACAGAGGGGCTGTGGCTTTACAATTTAGGATCAACTCCTGGCTGGCAAGAAGTACTAACTAACACAGGATCCCAATCAATATTAGGCGGACTAACGGCAACCAGTTTTACTGGTTCACTACAAGGCACCTCAAGTTGGGCACAAAACGCTGTAACATCATCTTATATACTTCAAGCAGTATCTGCTTCATTTGCTTCAACTGCATCTTATTGGAGTGGCAGTATCCTAAACGCAACATCAGCATCGTTTGCAACTACAGCGTCATATGCATCTAACGGTGGTGTAACCCAAATTATAGCTGGCACTAACATAACCATATCTCCTACAAGTGGAACTGGATCTATTACTATTAACGCTGCAGCAGGCGCTGCTTTTCCATTTACTGGATCAGCTATCATAACTGGTAGCTTAGTTATAACCGGTTCTACAACGTCAACGTTAGGATTTACTGGTTCACTATTTGGTACATCATCATTTACTTTAAATATAGACGGAGGAACATATTAATGGCAGTGTTAATTAAGTATAATGGACTTGGAGGTAAATTAAGATTTAGCGGAGCTTCTACTGGAGGTTTTAAAGCCAGATATGTGTTATCTACTAGTCCTTTATTATTAGATACTTATCCAGGAGCTGCTGCAGCTTATTCATTAAGAAAACTAAGTTCTACTTATAATGGTTCTGCTATTAGAATTAGAAGATCAAGTGATAACGCTGAAACTGATATAGGATTTGTAAGTAATACATTAGATACAGCATCATTATTAACTTTTTGTGGAGTTGGAAACGGATTTATTACTACATGGTATGATCAAAGTGGGAATATTAAAAACGCAACACAGGCTACTGCAACAAATCAAC